TCCCCTAGAGAACAGCTTCCAAATTCCGCACCCCTGGCACTCAGTCCAGCTCATACAGTAGATAGACTCGCTAGTGAATCCTTCACACTTTTTTCTATAATCGCATTTGAACATTTATACCACCCCTATAGATAGATTTAAATATAATACCTGCGTATATAGTATTTGTACAACAACTCTTTTTTAGAATCGTTGTTCATTTATACCACCAGAGGGAGGTTTAATCTCCCTCTATACCACCACTTCTTTTACTTGTTTTTCAACCATTTTTCTTCTTCAAGCATAGTTTCTTTGTAGCCGTTTTCTGCTGTCTCAACTCCAAGCAGTGTTATAATTGTTCCAGCAACAAAACCAGTTAGGCATCCTATCATTAATGCTGTAGTTATTTCATCACCATAGACACTTCTTGTAATTTCTCCTAGAAGGATTGGAGATAGCGCAACAGTGTACAGTACTATTGTCTTTAGTTTCATTTGTACTCCTTCTTTTAACAAAGTTCCTCTTCTATGAGTTTCATATACTTGTTCTGTGCTGCTCTTTTTGTTTTATACTGCCAGGTTTGCCCTCCGTCCTGTTTATCACGAAGAACTACAAACTCTGTTGCAACCTGCTTGTACTGCACTTTGAACAGTTCAAGTTTTGCACCAGTCATAAGTGTATCTTTGCAAATGTCCATAATTTCAGTGTCAGGACACTCTGGGTATGTGTAAGTTCCCTTTTCCATATCAATAATAATTTTCTCTGCCATTTAAACCACCCTCTTTTTAGCTCTCTTTTCTTCTACTATTTCTGCTATGTACGCAGGGCATTTTGTGAAAAATCTCTCGCATTTTTCTATGTCTGCCTCAGGATCTCTCTGTAGTTTGCAGAATTGCACGGGCTTAAAATCCTGGAGCTGTACGTAATGGTAAAATCTGTCTGTGCCATTTGAGGCAACACACCTTCTGTGGATAATTCCGTCACCATTTTTTGACAGAATAATTTTCTGAAGCCTGCTGTTGTCGATGTGTGGGCAGAATCCCACTGCATTAATATTAGTATACTCTGCAGGATCTCTGTCTGTGTAGTCTTCCCCAATCGCCTTAAAAACAAAATCATTTTTTATTGCCTGTTCTACTTTTCTGGATCTGGTCATTATCTCACCTCTTCATCACAAGTGAGAATTTCAGTCCGTCTGGTGTCATAAACTGGTGAAGACTAACAAAATCATAGTTCTGTTCAGCCAGATCATTAAGTGTGTTCTGTAGATTCCCTACTGATCCATTTTTTACAACAAATTTTGCTGTGTTCATTGTGTGCATCATACCATAACCACCTAATTTTTTATTACGTAAATTTTACAGTAGAAATTTTACTTTTCCGTTTCTGTACAGTATGCATACAAGTAGTATATAATGTTTGCGTAACTGGTTCTAAGGTAGTATAATGTAAGGCAAAAAATCTGCTAAAATCTATTGTTGGTATATAAGCTAGGTAAGTATTCCACCTACATACGAAAAACTTATATATTATCGTATCCTAGTAAGTGTTGCTAAGATTTGCTAAGGTGAGCAAGTCTTAAGCAACAGGCTAAAATGACAGTTTGAAAGGTGGTACAAATGGATATAATAGAACTTTGTGAGAAAGGAGATAAGCGTTCTGTTGCTGAATCTCTGGCTGAGCTTCATGTTAGGGCTGGAGATAAGCTCAAAGATATTGTAAAATTCTCAAAAATCGGTGATGTTTCGGCGGTAAACACTGCCCTAGCACAGTATGATAATTATAAAGCTCTTATTGACTGCGTAAGGAGCCTGACAGTAAAACAGTAATGAACGGGACTGATTAAATAAACTGAGTACAAAATGAACTAAGATAAGGAGATGTAGAATATGACACCAGAAGAAGCAAAGCAGATTTCAGACGAAATTAACGCAAATGAAGACATGGACGAAGACCTGACAGAAGAAGAACTTGAAGAAATTATGGGAGGTGAAGACGAAGAGGAAGAGTTTGAAGGAGAAGAGGAAGAAATAATACCTGACCAGGTAATTGAAACAATTTCAATCATCAAACAGCCTGTAACAATTGAAGTAGAGGCAGGAGCAGACACAGGAGCAAAGGGAGAAGTTAAGCCGTATGCAAAGGTTAGAATTACCAGGCACTTGGAATGTGAAGGTGATTCACTGGAAGTTTATGACATGATCGGGCAGGACTTTATGGATCTGTCAGGACAGGTTAAGGCAGTTATCGCAGACATGAAAAAGAATCTTAACAAAGGTAAGCCGGAGATGCAGTAATATGCTGCACTCTCTTACTTGTGAAGAACGCGCAGCACTTATGAAAGTCTTAGTACGTGTTGTTTGTGGTGAAATGGTTGTAGATGAACAGACAGAAAAAGTATGTGTAAGGACTTTAAAGATGCTTAATATTGAGGTGGTATAAGATGGCTAGACTCGTAATTCTTCAGAACAAATTTGATAAGAGAATTGAGAACTTTAGCGCAGTTGTTTCAGATGTCAAAATTGAAGAGGCAGACGCTTTTGGTGGTGGACTCAAGACTGAGCTTGTCTTTGAATTTGGCGAGGATGAACCTGTCCTTAAGCTGGATCTGAAGCTCGATAAGTGGGTAGATGACGGAAACGGGGGCAGAACTCCAAAGACCTCCAGCACCATATACAAGTTCTTCAAGTCTTGTGCAAAGCTTAACATTGAGTTTGATTTCAACGATGACTACACTGAGGTAACTACAACTCCAAGCCTGCTAGGAAAAGAAGTTTCATTCGAGGTACAGGCTAAGTCCTTTGTGCCAGATCCTGGTGAGGTAGACGCAGAAACAGGAGATCCAAGGACTGTGACATTTTACATATGGAAGGTTGCCTCAATCAAAGGCAACTCTTCAGCAGCACCCTCAAAGCCTTCACCTGTAGCAACTGTTGAAGCAAAGCCTGTGGATCTTGAGGCAGTAAAGAGGAACTGGCTTAATATTATCAGTGGGATTCCAGAGAAATGTCAGTTCTCAGGGTTGCTTGCGGCAAAGAATGATTTTGTGAAAGGAAAGGTTTTTTCTGCTGAAGAGACTGCTTTTTACTCCGAAGCAAGAAAAGTTAAATCCATGATTGACATGCTTGTTGCTGAAGGGTACCTCAGTAAGAAAGGTGTAGAGTACGCAAAGAATGACGATAAGATTCTTGAAGGGCTGATGTAATTCAGCTCAAACTTTTTTTAAATCGGTGGTGGTAATAAATGGGCATAACACAGTCACTTTCATTAAACGGTGTTCCAGGCACTGGTAAAACCTATGGAACTGCAAAAATAGTGACTGATCTAGGACTTAAGGCAGTAGTCTTAGATTTTGAAGGTAAACAAGGAAAGACAGGGAAATATGATAAAACAATATCACTATGTTTTCCTGAAATGAAAGAGCACTTTGAGATATATAATCTCCTGCTTCCTAGAAAAGAATCAAAGACAGAAACAACTTTTAGAGCAGGTAAAAAGGTAACTCAAGCAGACATGAAAATGGAGCTTAGAAACGCTCCTGATTATCTTAACTCATTCATTCAGTTGAAGGATAGTATAATAGACTCAATCCTGGCAAGAGAAGACTTCCAAGTATTAATTATGGACGGGGCAGTACCAATCTTGCGCAGCTACATGGGGCTTGAATACTGGAAACACACACACCCTGATAGAGAAAATCCAATGTCTGAAGAATGGGGTGCAATGAATGATATTGAAAGGGCATTTGTGGAAGCTGGCTGTGGGTGGGCAGAAGAAACAGACGGGCTTTTCATTCTCACAGGGCAAATGAAGGACGATTATAAGGGGGATAAAAAAGTAGGTGAAACGCCTTGTCTTTCTGTGAAGTGTCAACACTCAATTGATGTAGTGCTTGAGCTTAAAAAATCAGTTTATAGAGATCACACAGATTATATCTGTACCTGTACTGACTCGGTACTAGGTGCATGGGTAGAACCTGTAACCATGGAAAGGGGAATTTCTGATATTTTACTTGAAAAGGGATTGATTGAATATTAAGTGGTGGGTGGTATAAATGGAATGCAAGACGTTCAAAGCAGATTCTTTTGAGACTGTTATTACGAGTGACTGGCATATTGGGGCAAAAAATGTAGATAAAAAGGCACTGGCTAAAATGATTGACTACATAAAAAAGACTGGTTGTAATTGGGTACACAATGGCGACCTATGTGAGTCAACACCACATACTCAGAAAAATTATGACCACAGAACAACAGATCCAGAGATTCAGGGCATAGGGCAAGAGTATGCATACGCTAAAAAACTGATTAAACCAATTGCAGCACAGTGCGCAGGGCTAATCACGGGGAACCATGACGAAAGAAACGCAAAGAACGCAGAAATTGATATGGTAGAACAAATTTGTGATGACCTTGAAATTCCATATCTTAGAAATGCAGCGTATAATAGACTTTGCTATACTGCATACGGTAAAAAGTGCAGTACTCTAATGTACCAGGTTCATGGTTTTTCAAGCGGAAGGCAGAGAGGAAGCAGACTAAATTCTCTTGAGGGTATTTCCTTCTCTCACTATGCAGACCTGTATGTGTCAGGGCATACTCACGATCTTTTTGTGAGTAGTGCCGTAAGGGACACAATGACAAGCAACGGAAACTATGAAAGTAAGTATGTGTACTTTGGGAATAGCGGCACCTTCTTACGCAGCTACATTGAGGGGCAAACGTCATATGCAGAATCAGCAGGGTATCACCCTAATAAAGTTGGGTACCTTAAGGCAATTTTCAACCCTGTGGACAGGTCTATTAAAATGGAAGAAGTGGTTTTGTAAGGTGGTTTAAATGTGTGATCTTCACGAAATAAACAGGCTTCTGTTAAAATTAAATGAACTTGAAGATAGCAAGTTTGGCATGAGTGTAGAAGACAGAATAACCCTTTCTGACAGACAGTTAGGGCTTCTTAAAGACCTCTATGCAAAGATAGGACAGTTAATAAGTGTGTGGTGAAAATTTTACGTGGTTGTGAGGAAGATGTTTGCACTTGAACGAAATTTAGTTGGGAAACGTTTTGGGAAGCTTGTAGTATTAGCGAGAACTTTTCCAAACGGGTTAGGTCAGAGGCAGTGGGAGTGCACTTGCGACTGTGGCAATAAACGTATTGCAAGAGAGTCTGCATTATTAAATGGACAGTTAAAGACGTGTGGTAAGCACTCACGTGTACTAGACTTAACTGGTATGCGCTTTGGTAAACTTGTTGTGGTTGAACTATCACACTTAGACAAAAACAAACAATCTTTATGGTTATGTAAATGTGATTGTGGAAACACTACTGTAACTCGCGGAAATACACTACACCGTGGGAGGGTCAAAAGTTGTGGATGTTACTATAAAGAAGTTGTAGGAAAGCAAAATGAAAAATCTTTTGGAGTAGCCTCCTTTAACACAATTTTAAGAGGGTATAAAAACAGCGCAAAGGATAGAAATATTTGCTTTGAACTTACTACAGATGAGTTTAGAAAGTTAATCCAGCAAGACTGCTATTATTGTGGGTGTCCTCCACAACAGCAGCGCGCAGGTGCATCCAACGGGAATATCTTATATAACGGTGTTGATAGAGTTGATAACTCAAAAGGGTATGTTGTAGATAATGTTGTAGCGTGCTGCGGTAAGTGCAATGTTGCAAAGCGTGCATACACCCTAGACGACTTTAAAACATGGGCTAAATCGCTGTATGAGCACCTGCATTTGGAGAATTATAGTGCTGAGGGTAGTTGTATTAAGTGAGAAGACAGGTGAAATGCTCTGGAGGGTGCTGCATGATGCGGATTATAAACCCTCTAAAGATAAAGTTTTAAAGAGTGGTGAACACTCACAATAACTTTATATATTTTTAGAGTCCTTATTATATGGTGGTATAAATGGAAAATGAAGTATTGTTAGGAGACTGTAAAGACACACTTAAAAAGTACCCTGCGGAGACTTTTGACTGTATAATTACAGATCCTCCTTATGGCTATTCGTTTATGAATAAAAGTTGGGATCGGGCACTTCCTTCTATTGAAGCTCTTAAAGAGTGTTGCAGGGTTTTAAAGCCTGGTGCATTTGGGTTTTTTATGTGTGCTCCGAGACAGGATGTATTAAGTAGGATGATTATAAAGCTTGAGGATGCAGGGTTTAATACGGGGTTTACAAGTATTTACTGGTGTTATGCTACTGGATTTCCGAAAGCTCAAGATATTAGTAAAGTTATTGATAAAAGAGGGCTAGAGAATGAGAAATACTCAGAGTTATCTAAAGAACTTTGTGGTTATTTAAAAGAGTCAAGAGAAGCACTAGGTTTATCCCAAAAAGATATAGCAAAGTATTTTCCAAGCAGGACTGGAGGTTTAACTGGTTGTGTTTGGAATTGGGAGAGTGGAGCTAATATTCCAACAATGGAACAGTGGATTGTTTTAAAAGATGTTCTTAAATTTGATAATGAAGTTTTTATTCAGTTAATTGAGAGAGCTATTAATAAAAGAGATGAGGCTGAACGAGAAGTAATAGGCAAGAAACAAAAATTAAACGCCTACGTTAATGGTGGGGGTTACTCGTCAGAAGGTGGTGAATACTCTAAAACTGAAATAGACTTAACTTTACCAGCTACAGAACAAGCAAAAGAATTTAACGGAGCATACGCAGGATTTCAGCCGAAGCCTTCAGTAGAAATAATAATAGTAGTAATGAAACCTTTGTCAGAAAAGACCTATGTTGACCAGTGTTTGAATAATGGTAAGGGTGTAACATGGTTGAGTGATTGTAGGATTCCTATTAATAATTCTGATGTTATACACGCTAAAAATCCACATACACATACATTTAGAGATACTGAACTTTACGGGAAGTACAATGAGTCTGATTACACAGTTCCAGAAGGCAGATTCCCTGCAAATTTGTTAGTTTCAGATGATTGTTTGAATGATGGGACTATAACAAAATCTACTGCAGGTGTGAGAAAAAACAAAAGTGGGATGGGTATAATTCAAAAAGATACAACAACCACGGCTGGTATTGGTGATGTTTATTCCAGCTGCAACGATTCAGGTTCATTCTCACGCTACTTTGACCTTGATGCATGGTTTAAATCTAAACTACCTGAACAAGCACAAAAAACATACCCTTACCTAATAGTTCCAAAGCCTGCAAAGAGTGAGAAAAACAAATACTGTGAAAACAAACACCCAACAGTAAAACCATTAAAACTAATGTCCTACCTAATAACAATGGGCAGTAGAGAAGGAGATTTAATACTAGATCCATTTGCAGGAAGCGGCACAACATTAGAAGCTGCAAGAGTCTTAAACAGAAAGTTTGTAGGCTGTGAACTAACAGAAGAGTACAAAGAAATAATAGAAGCCAGGGCAGGAGTAAGCATAAGTCCTTATAGAAATATAATAGAAGTACCTGAGTACACAGAAGCAAGCCTTGACGACTTAGAGAGGACACTAGAAGACACAGAAAGAGAAAGTTACGAGGATATGCTTATAGAAGCACCTTGTGAAGTGTTTGATTCTGTAAGAAGGGCATACTGGAAGGGGAAGGGGTTATTAGCATGACAATAATAATTAAAGAACTTGCAACAGAAGAATGTAAATTAAGAAGGATCTGCAGGCAGATAAAGAACAATGGGAAGCTGAATAATATAAGAGTTAATAAATCTGCATATAGTAAGACTATTGAGTATGATTTTGAAGTCCTGTATAATTCAAGGTGGAAAAGAATTACACACATTTTTCCATTCTCAGTAGCGTTTTGGGGAAAGCTTGACACAGAAACATGTACATTAACTATAGGAAATGTAGAAGAGCAGTTGTTTGATAAAATTTACACAGCTTCAAAACTGCTATTCAATGACATAGACGGGCTTACAGTAGTTATTGAGAAAGACTACTGCTAACCCTCTAAACTCTAATTTTTAAACAGTCACAAACTTAGCCAAAAATGTTATATACTTTCACTGTATAGTAGTCTAGGTGATAAAATTTACAAACTTATAACCTGTCCGGCATGTGGTGGTGAGTTCAGGAAAACAGCTATAGGAGCAGGGTTTATCAAATGTCCTTTCTGCTGTGTAAAATTTATGTTGAGGTGGTATAAATGAAAAGAATGCCAATATTATACATATCAGGTAAGTACAGCTCTAGCGACAATCTACACGGGGTAGAGCAGAACGTTTTAACAGCCTCTAAATATGCTCTTGAGGCATGGGAAAAAGGGTGGGCTGCTATTTGTCCTCATAAAAACACACAAGGTTTTCAACACACTGATTTACCTTGGGAGGTTTGGATGGCAGGAGATCTAGCATTTATTGACAGAATGAGTCCTGCAGAAGGTGACGCACTATTTATGTTGCCTGGGTGGGAGCAGTCAAAAGGTGCTGTACTAGAACGTTCTTATGGTGAAGAAAAAGGATTAAAAATTTACTATGCTGAGAATGGCATCCCAGAGGCGGTTTAAATGTTTACTATAAAAGAGGCTTATGTTACTGAAGAGGTACTTCAGATGAAGAAACTTTTGCATATGGGCAGTGAAAACTTCTTTGTGGTGTTTGAGGGATCGGATAATTTAGGAAAAACAACAGTTGCAGAAGTTGTGTGCAAACAGTTAAACTTTCAGTACATGAAATTTCCAAATCCTAATCTTTACTCTGGTAAAGTATTAAGAGAGATTTTGCAAGGGAAAAGACCCTTTGAGCCTGCAGGGTTCCAGGCACTTAATATAATTGACAGGCTTTTAACACCTATGCAGGGTCACTTAATTATTGATAGGTATGTTGACAGTGGCACAATTTATGGCGAAAGTGACGGGCTTCCTAGAGAGTGGATTGACGAGATGAACTCAATGCTTGTTCAGCCTGACTTAGTGTTTGTGTTTACAGGTACACCATTTACCACAGATGGTGAGAAGTACGATAATAACGAGAAAATTGTACGTGGGTACAAAAGACTTCTTGAAGAAAATAAAGGTAATCCTAAATACGTTGAGATAAACGCTAACAGATCTATTGAAGAAGTTGCTGACGAAATAGTAAGTATTATTACTGCAAGGTGTTCAAATGACTGAAATAGTAGAAAAAACTTTGAAGGGTATTCACTCTGCAGGTGTGAAATACATTAGGCAGAACGGAGAGCTTACTAAAGATCAGAATGGCGATTCATGCATATTTTGCCATAATATACACTTCATTTGTGACTCGGCAGACCTTAGCCATGTACCCATGGGAGAGACAACAGAAATATTGGATAATGACTTTGCAGCAGGTCTTGTTTATTCTTCTCATGCCATGCTTAGAGGACTTGGCTTCGATTATGGTTATGGTTGGTTAATGTGGATGGATAGACTCATAGAAAAAACTATTAGAGTACTTCGACAGAACCCTAACACCAGGAGAGCATATATTCCTTTATTCCGTCCTGAACACGTAGGGTCCACAAAAGAAGTACCCTGCTGTGTAGGTCTGCAGATTGAAATTATAGATGGCTTAGTCTGCATGACTACTATCTTTAGAAGTAATGACTGTGGGCAGGCAAGTCCTTCAGATGACTTTGGATTCCGGCAACTGCAAAGATATTTTGCTTTTAGACTTGGAAGGGGTATAGGGAAGTACTGCAGGTATGTTATTAATGCTCATTTGAAAATGGGTGATGCTGATAAATTCGATATGTGGGAGAGGGTTTAATGTACGCTTCAACAAAGAATTATGCTAAAAATGTAATCTATAAATTAATGCTTCAGTGTGGAATAAGTATAGACGATATTAAAGTAACAGTAAATGAACTTGAGTATGAGATTAAAAATAAACAGAGGCTGTTATAATGATTAATAATATTACAGTAAAAAATACAGACGGCTATATAATGCCATGGGACAGAGAAGTAATCGTAAAGCAAATCGTAAAGGAAACTAAATTAAGCGTAAACTTCTATAACAAGCCTGCGGCAACTATAGCTGAAGCTCAGGCAGTTGCACAGAAAGCAGAGGATCTTATACTTAAGCTTAACATTAGGCAGGTTTCAGGTCCTCTTATTCGAGAGGTAGTAAACTCTGTACTGCTTGAAGAAGGTAAGGCAGAATGGCGTAACATTATGACTAGGGTAGGAGCCTCTGTGTATGACGCTTACGAGATTGACTCAGGGTATGGTTTTGAAGCTAACGATAACGCAAACCAGTTGAATAACGCGGAAACTTCACACAAAAGAAAAGCTGATAAGATGAGCAAAGAGCAAAACCTTTTGCTTATGCCTGAAAAGCTGGCTAATCTGCACTTATCGGGTACACAGTACATTCATGATTTAGAATACTTTGGAACTCGCCCGTTTTGCCAAGATTGGGACGCACGATACTGTTTTTACTATGGGCTTATGCCTGACGGAGTAGGGACACAGTCGAGTATAGCGAAGCCTTCATTAAAGGCTGAAGTTGCAATACTTCATTTAGTCAAGTTACTTGGTGCAGCGCAGACAAATTTTGCTGGAGGACAAGGTCTGTACAACTTTTTAACGTTTCTTGCCCCTTATTTTGAAGGAAAAACAGAAAAAGAAATTAAACAGTTAATGCAGATGTTTGTCTATGAAATGATGCAGATGATGTGTGCAAGAGGCGGTCAAAGCCTTGCTTATGAAGAGTGTCTTGTAATTCGAAGACGCGGTGTTGTGAGTAGGGTACAAATCGGGGAGTTATGTAGTCAATACACTGTTTATACTGGGAGTAAAAAAGTGTCTGATGGGACTGAAATACTTTCTCTTAACAAAAAAACACACTCTGTTGAGTGGAAACCACTTACAGCAGTTCACAGACATGCTCCAGCGTCAAAAACTGTAAAAACCACCCTAGTTGATGGTAGAAGTGTAGTAACTACGTCTGACCACAGTCTTTTCACCTTAACAGATGACAGCACAATTGTGGAAATTTCACCAGCATCACACCCTGATAAAATCGTTACAGCACATTTCATGGTTCGCTGGGATTCGTCTAAGATTCAGTCCGAAATTGAAATGTCCAGTGTTGCACGCATAACAGAAGTTAATATGCCTGAGTATGTTTATGATGTAAGCGTACAGGACAACGAGAACTTTGTACTTGCAAACGGTATTGTAGCACACAATACAGTATTTAGCTCTGTGCAGCTCACGCCAGGAGTAAACAACCTTTGGAAAGACAAGCCAGTAGTCGCAATGGGTAAAGTATTTGATGGTGTTAACGCACCTCTCAGAACCTACGGAGAATTTGAAAGAGAAGTAAGACTAGGCTTTAAAGCTCTCATGGATGTAATGATAGAAGGTGACGCAATAGGTAAACCCTTTAGCTTCCCGAAGCCTGAAATATCAATGGAAGCTGACTTTATGCAGGAGGACGAAGAGTTTAATAGGAATAATCCTAACATGCTAAGTTACCATGATCTGTATCTTAAGGCATTTGAACTAGCTGCCAAATTTGGAACTCCCTACTTTGACAATCAGTTGCCGGAGTATAGAAGCTCAAAAGGCGGGATAAGTTGCTATCAATGCTGTGCTTACCAATTCTCGGCAGATCCTACCTCCGATTTGGAATTTGAGGATAAAATGTACTTCAGAAACGGATCTCATTTCTCCATGGGGTCCTGGATGGTAATGTCCTTAAACTGTCCTAGAGTAGCATATGACGCAGAACACAACGATGAGAAATTATTCAAAGGGTTAAAAACTCTCATGGATAACGCCATTGAGATCTTCAAGGTTAAGCGTTCTTGGATGAATAACCTAATTGCAAAGGGTAGAATACCTTTCGCTTCACAGCGTCCTAGAGATCCTAACACTGGAGAAATAGGTTCAATGGCAGTGGACTTTGATAGCCTTGTGTACACAATTGGAGTAATAGGAATTAACGAAATGGTACAGTACCACACAGGCAAACAAATACATGAAAGTAAAGAAGCCTATAAACTTGCAATCAGAGCAATGCTTGAGATGAAACTCTATGCACAGAAGCTCTCAAAAGAAAACGGTATAACAATTGCCCTGGCGCGTACACCTGCAGAGACAACAGCACAGAGATTTGCAGTTAGTGACCTACTGCACGAAGAGTACAGGGATAAAGCGGCAACTGTAATAAAAGGGGATCTTGAAGCAGCCTTACAGCAGATCGGCAAGACAAAGGACCTGCCAATTTATTACACAAACGGTACGCACGTAGCAGTTAACGCAAACATAACACTGCCTGAGAGAATTAATTATGAACACACCTTCTTCCCTGTGGTAGATGGTGGGAACATCCTTCATATCTGGCTAGGTGAGGGCAGCTCAAACCCTGCAGGGCTCATGGAGTTTGCAATGCAGTTGGCAAAAAATACGCAGGTTGGGTACTTCGCCTTCACACGGGACATGACAGTTTGCACAGCAGAAGGATCTGTAAGTAGTGGGTTGCATGATAAATGTCCTAAATGTGGGTCTGATAAAGTGCAGCATTTGTCAAGGATTACTGGGTATCTGCAGGCTGTAGAAGGCTGGAACGCAGGAAAGAGACAGGAGCTTAAGGACAGAAAAAGAGTGGAGATTTGAGGTGATATAGTGGAGTCTATAAATAAACACTTTCCAAGCAAGAATGACCCATTTACTGATACAGACGGGCTGTTAGAAGATAGTTTTATGGTGTATATAACAGGCGGGAAATTCAGTGAACATACAGAGAAAAAGCTAGAGCAAATAAAAAAGTTGGCAGAGGATAATAAAGATCTTCAAAAACTTTTACCTTTTGTGTTTAAAATGGGTTATGGTGCTTGTGTTTGGGATTATGAAATAGGATTAGAGAAATGATTATTCCTTAAATAGCCTTCGTTTGTAATGAATGGTTCTTTATATAGAGCCTATCATTACAAATGACAGCCTAAAATAAATTTTTAATTATGTTTGATTCTCAAGCAATAACTTTATATAGTTATGAATCATAGGTAAGGATGTAAGTTAAGTTAAAATGAGGTGGTATAAAATGTGTAACTGTGCAAAGTGTTTTAAAGCTTTTCGATGTTCTGAAGGTGTCGTCTTTGTTTGTAGGTTGAGAGTATCCCCAAATTTCAATAAGAGGGTGCTGTATAATGATTCTTGTGAGCATGGGAAGCAGGGGTAAGGATGGAAGAGATAGAATTACATTTAGCAGTACTAGAAAAACTTGGAATTAAAGCCTCAACTGATAAACTAGCTGAAGAGTGCTGTGAGTTGGGGCAAGCTGCATTAAAATGGAAGGTAGACCCCACACCTACCACTTATGAGCATATTTGTGAAGAAATGGCAGACGTTGAGATAATGCTTGATCGTATGAAGTTAGTAATGGGAAAAGATAACATAGCTGAGTGGAAAAAGTCTAAACTTTATAGGTTAGAACAGAATTTTAAAAGTGGTGATTTGAAATGAATTTTACAGTAAAAGGGAAACTGAATAGAGAAAATATTCCTAATGTAATCATAGGCATTACGATTGCAGGTATTGTAGTTGAAACAGTATTATACCTGTGCAACCTACCTGTAATTCTTGCACTGGTGACATTAATTCCCGTAGCCTGGCTGGTCCAGCAGTACAGAGAACTTCCAGAGCCCTGTGTGCTGAAAGTTGCAGATGAAGAAGAAGACTTTGATTTTGTTTCTTGTGATTATTAAATTTTAGTGGTGGTATAAATGACAGAATTAGAAAAATACAACTATGTTAGTTTTATAAAAAACTGTTTACCTACTGCGCTTATAATTTTATCTGTTCAGTTTCTTTCAATTGGTGTATTATCTACATTTGGACCAGGTGATGAATCCAATTCATTAGTAGAATTTATAGTAGATACCAGTCCAGTTGACTCTAACAGTATGGGTAATGTTGCACACATGTTGATTATTGTAATTGTAGAGACATTTATAATATTATTGATAATTAAACTGAAACTATGGGTAATAGTAAAAGGGTTTATATTTTTATCAATTTTCAGTAACACTGTATTAATAACTGAATCTATACTGCTGATGTTTAATTTATCCGATCCAGTTATAGCAGATTATATAATAGCATTTTGTGGCGTATTAATGGTATGTCTGTGGGTATATCCAGAGTGGTATATTGTCAATATTGTTGGGATTGGCATCTGTGCATCTGTAGTGGCGATTATAGGAGGGATTCTTTCAATAAATGTTATAATAGTTTTAATGCTTGCATTTGCAATATATGACTTGGTTGCTGTATTCTTGTCTAAGCATATGCTGAAACTGGCTGAGTGTGCTCTTGATTTAAAATTACCGTTAATGTTTATTATTCCACATAGTTTGAAATACTCCTATGTATTTGATAATCCAACGAGTGAAGATCATAATGGATGTGGATTTATGGGTTTTGGGGATGCAATATTTCCAACATTGCTAGTGGTTGGGGCATATGTGTCAGGTGGCTTATATCTTGCAGTTGGGACAATAACTGGAACAATGCTTGGTGTAGTTGCTTTAGTATATTGGATGACAAAACACGAAGGTGGACTTCCGGCTCTGCCTGCACTGTGCTCTTGTACTATACTAGGGTATTTTGTGACATTACTTATTCAAACAGTTGTGTGTTAGAGGTTTACTCACCTCTAAATTTAAATTTCCGTTACTGATAATGTAATAAGTATTATAAGGTGGTATAAATGGGATTCGTTAGACAGAGAGATATAATAGCAATTAAAAAAGAGATTACAGGTCTTCAGAAAGATATAACATCTCTAAATAACTTGCTTTTTCATTCAGATGATGATACAGCTAAACTTAATATTTTAGAGTCAAGCCTAACCTCAAAGAAAAAGTTTTTAAAGCGTATGGAAGAAGAATACAAAAAGTATGAGGAAATGTTCTCAGAGATGCGATAATGACAATTTTAAACTACTTCCCACAGACAGCAAAAATAAACACTCCAAGACCTCAACAGATTGAGGTTTTAGAGTGGTTTGAGCAAAAACTGTTTGAGGGAAAACGTAAATTTATTATTTGTGCTCCCACTGGTGCCGGAAAGTCTGGTATTGCAAAAGCCATGGCTAACCTGGCAGCGTTTAAGGGGTTGCCTACTCTTATCACATCACCTCTCAATACTCTTGTGGACCAGTACAAAGAGTTTGAGGCAGACAGTAAATTTCCTCTTTTATCCCTCACTGGCAAGAAACATTATGAATGTGCTGCAATGAGAGCAGTAAAAAGGGAAAAGGTTTCCTGTGACAATGGTTTCTGTGCTGCAGGCATTTGCACAATGAGTTATAAAGAGGCAATGGACTCAAAGAATAAATTAAAAATGTTTGATGAACGCGAATGTGATAATTGCAGTAGACCTGACGCAGATGCTTGCCCATGTAAGTATTGCAGTTATAAACAAGCGTTTGGGGCTTACAAAAGACATATGATAGGTAACAGTAATTTTACCTTATTGCAAATGGGTGTAACAAACTCTCCTGAAGTTGTTATTGTGGATGAGTGTGATTACATGGAACCATTTATTAGGATGTTCAGGAAATTAATAATAGATGATTACTGGCATTTTAACGATTTTGCAGATTATGAAATGTGCCTGCAGGATAAGAAAGAAGCTTACACTTATGAGCTTGAAAGCTTAGATAAAACATTAGAAAATATCAAACATAGAAGAGGACTTACCGATAAGATTGATAGAATAGAGAGGTTGCTTACCGACATAAAAGAAGGAAATAAGTACATAGTGTCAGATGATAACGGTAAAACAACACCTTTTGAACCTGTTTCAATTGAAAGGTTCTTAGACGAAGCACTTGACACAGAAAATAGAATAGTTGTCCTTATGAGTGCAACCCCTCAAAAGCTTGAAGGGTGGGAGTTTATAGAGGTTAAAAGCCCGTTTCCAAAGGAAGTAAGACCCTTTAAGTTTATTCCTGTAGGGTCCTTAACCATGAAAAACAGAGATGAGACAATACCAAAGCTGGCTAAAATGTTAAGCGAACCTTCAGACATTCTTCTGCCAGGCAAGACTATTGTGCATGTGCCCTCTTACTCAATTGCAGAAAGGCTAGGGTCTGAAATATACAGAGTAAGTCACGGCAAGGTAAAACCCATAGTGCAATCGAGAGAAAGCACTATGGCAAGTATTGAAGGCGCAGTCCTAAGAGGTGACGCAATAGATAGGTTTAAAAGAGCAAGAAATAAAACACAGATCTTAATAGCTGTTAACATGGGGAGAGGTATTGATTTACCTGAGAATGACATACTAAATAATGTAATTACATATGTTAAGAGACAGAATCCCACAGATCATCTGACCAGAGCAAAGTGGAAGTATCAGGGTAAAGAATGGGAGTATGTAGAAGCTGCAAATGAAGTTATGCAACAGTATGGGCGAGTTAACCGGAATGATAAGAAAACCACAAATACGATAATTACAGAACCAGAATGGATAGTGTTTTATAGGAAACACAGAGAGTATTTCAGAAGTTGGTTTATTGAGGCAGTAGTAGAGTAATGTTTAAATAGTATTAAGTTGTAGATAAAGTATCAAGAAATTAACAAGGTGGTGGAATGACCGGCGAATATATAATAAGTGATTGGCTCAAAAACTTGAATTCATCTGATTGGAGAGAAGCCGGTTGCAAGATACTATATTTCGCTAACGAACATGAACTAGCAACCAACGTACAGGAAGGTAACGTAATAATTGTAAGATGGGTATTCGATGCTGCAAACCAGCAGTATGTAATAAAAGGTATAATAAACGAGACAGAGTTATTGGATTATTGATTATGCAGGGGTATAACGAGTAATAAGGTGGTATAACATGGAATTTTCAGAAGTTGAAAATAATGCAGTTTTTAAAGCTATGGTAGACGCACAGCTTAACGGTCCTGAAGGTGCATTGAAAAACATTTATTCTGACAGATACCAAACAATATCTGTAACGTGTAATATAACAGAAAGTGATTGCTGGCGTGAGGACTGCAGAGGTTGCCATATTGCAGAGGAGTACGTTAAAAAGAGTGTGCAGGATGACACTGAAGGGCTTCTTCCTATTCTTGACTTTGAGTATAAAGGTGTAAAGTGTAAACGAAATTATAACAATTCTTTCTGTGAATTTAAATCTCTTGAAGAGTTTAAGCAAGCTTTTGAAGAGTCTGCATGGATCTACAGGCTTAGAACACTGCAAACAATCACTGAAGAGATAAAAGCTAGTTATCGTGTGTGGGATGAATACGTAGAACTCATTACAAGCCTATATACTGTCACAGGTTACATGTACTTAACTGAATATCCGTTAGTTATAATTTGTACAGACAGGGTATTTGTAGTATCTCCTGACACCTAAGAGGTGGTGTAAATAGAAGGCATAAGACTAATAGAACGTATACTAGAAACTAGAGTTGTGGAGGAAAATTAAATGGCAATAAATGAAGCTAAAGACACTGCATGGGAAAGCCTTGTGTCTGCTTTAAAAGCTTATCTCAAGCTTGAGCCTGATATTGAGTTTGTGTTTTTTAACTTAGAGGAAGCTATTAACACTGTGGAGGAAGATTAAATGATAGTAAACGTATATTCAACAAAAGTATGCCCGAAGTGTAAGAGGCTTAAAGCCTTTCTCACTTCTAACGGTATCGCATTTGAATCTCTCGACATGCAGGAAGCTGAGAATCTCGCAGAGCTTAGGTTTAATCAAGTGTTCACAAATAATGCTCCTGTGCTCCAGGTGGAAGATAGGTTTTTTACTATAGAAGAGATATTCAAAGGTAGTGAACTGCTTGAAAGTAGAGTGCTTGAGGTGATAAACCCTTAAACACCCCTTTACTTTTAACCTCCGAAGATTTTATATACATTGAAAAGAATTACTTTGTATAGGAATTGAGGGGGATTAAGAAACGACACAGAAAATAACCTGGCAAGAGTCAAAAGTCTTTTTAAAAGCATGGAACGCTTCAAAGAGCAAAGATAAAGTGCATATGCACTACATAAACTACATTAATAACCGTCCAGAGGGTGACACACTCCCAATGGGTCTATCTACTCAAGGGCAGAAAGACGCAAAAGGTCACTGCCCAAGGGGTGCTCTGCATGGTTTTAAAGGGCACAAAAATTTAATCTCTGCTGTTCATGGTGACTGCTGTGCAATTTGTGGGCAGTCACGCAATGAAACTTTGATTACTTTTCACCATGTAAAACCAATAGCAATTTTTCACGATAATGACATTGCAAATATTCTACCTGTTTGTGATAAATGTCATAAAGAGCTACACAGGACTCCTGCAATGTTTGATAACTCATTAATAAAAATAACTGTATAAGGTGGTATAGATGGAAACAAGAACAGGATTAGAATATTATTCATATAGTCACACGGCAAGAAGATATGTTTACATTCCTCCTGCAGAAGATATAGCAGAAAGAGAAGCAGCTTTTGAGGCTGCAAACAGGAAAGTTAAAACAAGAAAGTAATAGAGAGGTTTAATCCTCTCCTTCCTCTTCTTCATTACTCTTACCGTTTCTTCTTCTGCTTTTAGGTCCAGATGACACACCAACATTTTGCAGGGAATAAAGTGCAGCGTCCCATGTATCTTCTTCCGCTTCTGCTGCTGAATACATTTTCTCAAGCTCAAGCATCTGTTTGCCAAGATCTACCTTTTTCTGCTTAGCTTCGAGTAATCTTCTGTGAAACTCGTCTTCAAGCTCTCTCATGCTTTGAGGATTCTTTCTAGCTGTTGTTTCTCCTACCATTTGTTTTCATCTCCAAACTATACTATTACGTGTATTCATATAAACGTTTTCAGAGTATAGTTTTGTAGTAAGTTTTAAATACATTGACAGCGTTTAATTACGTAGTAAGTTAATCGAAAGTAAACTACTTAATGGTGGTATAATATATGATGTGTAGAAAAGTAACAAAAGTAACAGACAAGACAGTGAAAATTATAGCCCGTGGTGCAATTGCAAAGCTCAGGTCCTCCGGTGTGGAGGGTATGAAGGAATATGCAGACAAACTTGAAATGGATCTTAACGAAGATAACCTTGCAGGTGTTGCAACTATCCTGGCAGAAATTACACAAGTGCTTGATGCACAGAAAAAGAAAGGATCTAAGAAGAAACTTAACGCATAAATCATTTGTAGTGTGTTTGTACCAAATTACACTCTTTTTCTTATATTTCCAAGGTACAAACACACCACCCACTTAAAATAAATTGAATGGTGAGGCTTAGAATGGCTTGTACTCCTACTGATAACGAAAATAAAGTGAAATACACACTTATGGATAAATTCTTTCTGCTGTACGGCACAGGAACAATAATTCATGCACTTTTCTTTCAAGATCCTAACAGTCTAGTTTATCTTGTGGAAGTCTTGAGCGCATTTTACATGATTTATCTTGCACTCAAGAATAAAAATGATTAAAAAAGTAATGATTAGAAAAATAATTAAAAAAGTGCTGAGTTTTGACTCAGCTTATTTTTTCTTACCACCTTTAACTACTCTTGCATTTGCGCCAGGGTAGTCTTCGTTAAGCTGTTTTGCAACTAACTGTGCAGTCGGCTTATCAAAACCCATGTTTGTTTTAATGCGTCTAAAGTTTTTTGTTGCAGAAACTTCCCATAAGCCTGTACCTTTCTGCAGAGTTCTAAGGTCTATTTTAGCCATGTTTGTTATCTCCTTTATATTGTTGTTAGTATCCCTCTTTACTATTATATACGCGCTCAACCGTTATAAAACTAACGTACATTTTAAATACTTTTAGCACCTATTACTATAGTAGGTGATAAAATGAAATCAGAACTAACAGTATTAGGACTGCTTTGCTTAATTTCTCCTGCTGCTGCAGAACTCACCACAACTGACATAAACACTGTTTGGATGCTCCTTGCAATGGGAATAGTGTTCTTTGTTATTGGTTTGTTCACATGGGGATCTGGAGGAGTTACGGCATTATCAGTAGGAACAACATTAATACCTGCAATAATCAGCTTTAAAATTTCTAACCTGTTTCTTGACGGGACTCTAACAACCACAGAAAGATTTTTAAGCTCAACCAATGAAGTTATAGTATCAACAGAGGTAATACGGAATAGTGCGGTATCACAGGTATTCCAGTTGATAGGGATAGTAATCAGTATAACCATTTTGTTACAGATATACCAGTTTATAAAAGAAAGTAAAGTAGTGGAGGAAATATAAATGAAACAGCAGTTTGCAAACCCTCTTGATTGGGGTTTTTTAATTTCGCTTGGGTCCATAGTCACAGTTGCCGTAACTGATGTGCTTTCGCCAGCAGTGGAAATTTTCACTTATCTTGCAGCGATTATCTACTGTATATGCTACTGCAAGCGCACGTATATAAAAGTTATAACAGAAAATCCTGTGTTTCTGCTAGATGTTGAGAAGGATCTAAAAGACGCAGCAGCCAAAATAAAGAAAGGTGGTAAGAATGAGTCAAATGAGTAAGATAGTCCCAATGCTGGCACTTATGGCAGTGCTAATGGTAGGTGTAAGCTACATGTATGGTGTGTTAAGCGCGAATGATGAGAATATAAATGTAACAGATACAGCATATGAGCAGTCATACGAAAGTAACACAGCAATACAGAGCGCAACATCTAACTTGTTTACCCCCATAGCTGCAATACTAGGCATTATGATGTTAATTTTCGGAATTTCAGCATTAAAAAACAAGAGAAGATACTGAGAGTGCCGCGACTCTCAAATTTTTTTTTATTTCTGTTTTGAAAAGTTATTCTTCAGAAAAGAACCAGTCAATTGCTACGGCGTTAATCTCTTCCATACCTACCCATGTTGAATGGTTATGTGCAATAGACTTGTGAAGCTCTGCAGGGATAAATAAGCCAATTGCGTTATCTGTGTTGCCTTCCATGTCTACGTGCAAGTGGTGGAACTCTGAACCCTCAAAGCGTTCATTTATGGGGTTGAATCCTAGTTCTCTGCGTTTTTGTTTATGTCTGATGTTTGCGAGTTTATAACCTGGTGTTTGTTTCCATGCATTATGACGTTCTTTAATGGTTTCTGCATTCTCTTCTCTGTATTTCTTGTGGTATTCTATGTAGTGCTCTTTGTTGTTTTCTCTCCATTCCTTTTGTTTTTCTGTTAAGTAACCTGGGTGTTCTTTTCTCCACTTCTTACACTGTTCTTTTAATCTTTCTTTATTGGCTGCCCAATATGCTTTGTTATGCTCTCTATTTGCTTCTTTATTATTTGCATATTTTTCTTTATTATACGCCTGAGTGTGTTCTTTGTTTTCTTCTCTCCATTGCTTGTTTTTAGCATGCATAGCCTCTTTGTTTTCCTCCCAATATTCTTTATGTTTATCTGCTAAAATTTCTTTGTTTTCCTCCCAGTATTTTTTATTATACTTAGCTATGTACTCTTTATTATTTTCTCCCCAATGTTTATTCCTGACTGCTTGGCATACCTTACAGTCGTTTCTGTGTCCATCTTTAGCACCTTTTCTAGTGTTAAAGCTACACAAGGGAAGTAGTTGCTTACACACTCTACACATTTTATATTCGTCCATCAAATGCACCACCAAATTATTGTATAAAGTATATACGTTCTAAAAGACTATAAGCTTTTCGACAGTATTTCACTGCCTAAATACAAATTTTAAGCCTGTTAACCACTGTATAGAAAGTTTTAAATAGAAAGAGCGCGTATATAGTAGTAGGGTATTATTACCTAAACAAATAAACAAATAAACAAACAAAACAGTAAAATAATATACACAAATATATGGGAGTTTTAAACTATGGTTACTGTAATAGAAGAGATTTCAGCTTTTTGTATGGGCCTTCTCACGGTTGTCGTCATTCTGTACTTGGGGCCGGGGCTTGGCGAAAGTATGTCTACCTCTCTGCCAATTAACGCAAGTGGTGATTTTGGCAGCGCAACCACTGGTGCTGACATCTGGACATCTGGTGTTGCAATCCTCGGTGCAGTTATCGTAATCGCTGCAGTTGCAATTGCTATCAGAGCCCTTAAAGGTCTGAAGGAATAAACAGAGGGAGTTTCTTAACCCCTCTTCTCTCTTTTAAATAATTTTTTTTCATTCACTTAGGTGGTGTTTTAATAGGAGGAAATATGAACAGCGACAGCTATCTAAACGAAGAAGAACACGAAGAAGAAGACCAGTATCCAGAGGATGATGACTTAGGCGCAATCTCATTTGGATTTGGCGCAAGTAATGTAGAGCGTCCTTCATTCTCAGATGACAGTTTAAAGTACGCCACAATGATGGGCGCGAGTCCTTACCTTGCGGATATAATGGGGCATATTAAGACGGCAGCAGTCACAGAAAGGTATAAGCGTGAACTTGTTTCCTGTGTTTACTCACTCTTTGCACGTGAGCAGGTACTAGCAAATAACAGCGTTAGAAAACTTGGTATATTTGGGCAGAATGACCCTTTGAAGTATGTATTAATATTTGCACAGTTGAAGCTTGAATTAACAAGATGTGCCGCGACTCAGGAAGATATGTTGAGTATGAATGTTTCAGCACTAGAGAAAAATATAATGTCAGTATTTGAAGCCTATGTCTCTAGGTCAGTAGGGGAAAAGAGAGAACGTCTTATTAATGCTGAACTTGGGACTCGCAATATCCAGGTGCAGGAAGTTACAAGACCTTATGAAGTAGAAACTAAAGCCAAAAAGAAAAGTTTTTGGTCATTCGGAGGAAAATAAATGTCAGTACTTGCAGGCACTACGCCTATTATGATTATACTTGTGGTTGTGGTTTTAGCTCTATTCGGATTAAGTATGTATCTGCTTAACCAGATGACAAAAATAAAGAAATTCGCTTACCTTGTGCAGATTATGTCAGAGTGCGGCAACAACCCCATGGGAATGATTGTAGACAGGGCTGGGACGCTTATTCCATTCGTATCCGAGCCGGATGAGCGCAACAAAGGACTTATAAAAAACGAGTTCACTATCGTTAACCCCGATTTGGTAAAGAGCAGCACAAAAAGAGCTTCAAGAATTAGAATGAAAAGAGGACCTGAAATTAATATCTATCCACTGCCGTACTATTTCCCTATGGACATCCATGATGCAAGTGCTTTGTGCCAGCTTGCCAAGAAAATTAGGAATCACCCTGATTTCTCATGGATAGGAAACGAAAGAAGAGTTCTTGAGCTGTTGTTCAATTCCACAGAAACATTTGCAGCAGATGTAAGAATGTTAGTAAGTTCAAGCATAGCAATGCAAAATATTGTGCCAGACGATTTCTTTGTGGACCCTGAGCCTGAGCCTGAGCCTGAGCCTGAGCCTGAGCCTGAGCCTGAGCCTGAGTATGAAGAGGAAGAGGAAGAAGAGGAAGAGGAAGAACTTGAGGAAATAGAAGAGGAAGAAGAAGAAAAAAGGCAGGGATTCTAATGAGGCAACAGAACGTAGACATTGAGAGAGTTTCACAGAGACTCGCAGAAAAGATCCTAGCATACAGAGAAGAGATTAAACTTATACCTATCCAGTCAGAAGCTCTTTGCCTCTCTGAAGCTGCAGATCTTTGCAGCATGGGACTTACTGGCAGCATGGTAAGCAATCTCCTTACTCTCCAGGAGCAGGGAGATAAAAGGGATCTTGTGGACTTCTTAGATAAGCATATGAGTAAGATTATTGCTTTCTGTATGGTTGTTGGTGTTACTGTGCTTGGAATTTACATATTGAGTACTCAGACAGGGGTTTAAACTATGGGGGACACTACTTCAATAGAACAGTCCCCTTTACTTTATAAAGCAACTTTCTTATACATGGATTTGTGCGAAACAGCCTCATACATTCAGACAAAGCTAAACAATAGGCAATATGCAGATGCACTTGGAAAACTTGAGCACTTCAGGCTAATGTTTAGTGAACTGTACTACCTCACTCAGACAATGACAGACTTTTCCAACAAGTTTGACAAAGACGTTCAGAAAACATTTGCTAAATGGGAGAAAAGAGTATACAGTAAAGAGAATCCTATTAGGTACTGTAGATACACACTGGATGTATTTCGCATAACATGTTTAGAAATCTGTAATATGGGTATAGTAGGGATGTAAATGCCTCAGATAGACAAAGAAAGCGGCACAAAGACCTATACAACAGAAGATAGGCAATTTGTGGTAAAGGATCAGCACTTACAGCGCATGTATAATGTTGTTGATGGTATGACTAACGTTTTACAAACAGCAACAGGCGCGGATAAGTACGCAGATCAGAGACTTGAAATGCTGACCATGCTTCTTACGACATTTGTACTTGATGAGAAAGAATGCACAAAGTTGTTAGACTCAAGGGATGACAAGATAGACGAGATTAAAAAGAATACAAGAGAACCAACAAAACAGAATCAGTTAATATTTAGAGAAAACATAAAAATGATTGCCAAATGCTTTGAGGAATTTGATAACTTCTTAGGGCTCAAGAAGAAACAAGTGATTATGCAGGTAACAAGTGAAGATCTGAAAAAGAAAGCAGTGAATTTCGGGATATTTGAGTGTACGGCAGCGTTTGCAGAGGATAAAACGGGTACCCTGTTGGAGTCTATGCAGAGTGCAATCAGGGAAATAGAGGAGACTGAGCAGAGAATTAAAGAGAAGGAAGCGAATTTAAGAAAGATAGCTGCTGGAGAGACGTAAAATGGTCGAAAATACTACTGAATCAACAGAAGATAATATGGAAGTGGAAGATTTCTTCAAAATAGTTGAGGAAGACCTATCTGAAATGTCTTTAGCACAGCTTTTCACAGATATTATTATCCACTCCAAGAATCAAAACGTAATATGCCTTTTTGAAGGCAAGCCAGGGATGGGGAAAAGCAATGCTACTATGAATACTGCGTGCTGGTGTGCTATCCAGCTTGCAAATCATTTTGGTGGTGTTCCTTCACACTATTTCAATATTGGGCACATAGCCACTATCGCACCTGACCAGGTAATGCGGTGTATTAATGTTATGAGAAGACCTGAGAGTCACTATGGTGTCTTTGTCTTCGATGACTTTGGAGTCGCATATAATAATCGTAAATGGCAGAGTAAGCCTAATGAAGCAATGAATGATGTACTCCAGACAATGAGAACAGACAACAACATTATATTTATGTCTGTGCCTGACTCTGACTGGATTGATATTAAAGGTAGAAATATTCTTAGGTTTAAGATAGTTATGGATAAACCTATATTCTCTAAGCAACTGGAGAGGATAGGTAAGTCTGTTGCAGTTGGTAGACTAACAGAAGTTCAGAAAATGTATAACACGTCCTCAAGAAAAAACATTTATCCTTACATTAAAACAAAAGGTGCCGTGTACAATAAAATTATCTTTGGCAAGGCACCTAATGAACTGGAAGAAATTTATGAGGCTGTGAGGAAAATCCAGCTCCGTAGAGTTCAACTGAGTAATGTTGAAGCTATTTTAGATGGTATGACACCTAAAGAAAAAGTGGATAAATCAGCAGGTAAGAAAGTTCCTGATGATGTACCTAAAAAAGTGACTAAAAAAGCAAGGTGTTTAGAGCTTATACGAGATGTTGAAGCAGGCGTGTACGGTACACTAAAAGCGGCATGTGCAGAGAACTCTTTAGACTATGGATACGCGCGGAAAGTGTCTGCAGGAAGGGACTAAATGTTCCATGTTCCTTCAATTTTTACTATCACTCCTCCTAATAACTAACAATTCCGAAGAAAGTAACCTTTTAGACTGTTAACACTGTGAATCGCAAATATACTCAACTTTTCTCTTTTGAAACAGATGTACTATTATGTAGACTATAAGGTGATAGATTTGATCAAGGTATATGAGACTATTAATGGAGTTTTGCATAAACGCTGTAGTATGTGTAAGGCTGTTAAGCCTGTGTCTGAGTATTCTCCTGCAGGAGATAAATTTCAAGCTGCCTGTAAAGTTTGCAGAGCAGCATATGAAGTAAAAAGGACACAAGGGGAAGATGAAAGAAGAAAGAAACGAGAACGAGAGCAGAAGAGAAGAGACAGCGAAGAAGGAAAGAAGAAGATAAAAGAGTATAACAGCAGACCTGAAATAATAAAGAGATCTAGGGAGTATGCTAAAGTACATAATAAAGAATACTATAGCAAGCCTGAGAATAGAGAAAAGATTAGACAGTATAATAAAAAGTATAGTAATGACCCTATTAATAAAGAGAAACAGAAGCAGTATAACAAGGAGTACAAAGAATCACACACAGAGGCTTTGAAGGTTTATAAGTCAACCGATAAATTTAAGCTACACGCTAAAGCATGGGCTAAAGATTATCATGGTAAAGCTGACGTTAAAGAACGCACTAGATGCAGAGATAGGAAGAAGTACAGTAGTGACTTGGCATACAAAGAGAGTAAGATAAACCGGAGTCTTGCAAGGTACCATAACCCTGCAGTACATAATACCATACTAGAACAGAGAAAGAACAGAAGGAAAGATCCAGCACAGAAAGAAAGCGTACAAGCAGTAGACGCAAAGCACGCATTTAAAAGAAGAGGACTAGGATTTAAGCCTATAAATAAGAATTTCTCTGGAGCTGTGAAACACCACCTAAGATATACAAACGATCCAAAGTATAAGGATAATGATATTGTAATACACATTCCTAAAGAGTTACATGTGTCTATACCTCATAATGGGAACACAGGTAAAGGTATGGCAGAAATTAATACAAGGGCTCTTGAGTGGTACTTTAACAATACACCTGCAGAAAGCAGAGATAAACAAGCAATTAAGTTGTACTGGACTTACCTTACACACCCTGCGCCTGTATGGAGGACTAAAAAAGAAAAGAGCCAGGATTAACCTGACTCCACAACCATTACTTTTTATTTCTCATTATACCTCCTATATCCCACACTGCAATTGACAGTGATCTAATGCAGCACTCTTTTCTATTCTCATCATACAGCTCACATGTAATCATACATGGGCAACACATCAAAGGGCATACTGTATGCCTGGGGTTTGTTGCTACGGTGGCTATCATAATCACCATACGCAAGTGGTAGGCATCATTTAAAAAAGCATTGGTTGAGAAGGAGTTAAAAAGAAAGAAACTTGCTATTCAAGGTATGAATAGCTATTTACTGGCGTGCTTCCATATGCAGCTTAGCTACAGCGTTCATATCAATGTAGTTCAGAACATCTTCTATACACTGACTATCGTAGTAAGGCATATTGTTCTCATCACAAAGCACGTAAGTCTTGACTTCCTGCGTGTCCTCTGCTACAATTGCCTGATGTCCTAGAAAGCCTGTCTTTGTGAGATAGGTTGTAAGCTGCTCTGTTATGTCAGTTTTACAAAAAGTGTAATCCACTAAACCACCTGTATAAATTTCCTATACAAGTTCTATGCAGTAACAGTATATAAAATAATAGGAAACAATGATAGGTTTAAGTGCCTATCACTGATTAAAACCAATCATTCAAACTTTGCTTAACCTTCTGTGCCACATGCTCAGACTGTTTAAGCTCTCTGGTACACTGGACAGGGCTCTTATCAAATCTCCACCTTACAAAGTTAGGGTATCTCATCTTACCACTCGGTAAGAGCTCATGTGTCTGGACCTCAAGCGTCCTGGGGTTCTCTGCTGACACATCACCCTTTTCTATCATCTGCATAAGTTCATCTCTTAGGCTGTCAGTAAGTCCTCCTCCTACCTGTGCAACCTCTATCTTCTTTCCATTAATGTACTGGTAACATACAAGACTGCCTACTCTACCTTCGTGCTTGCCTTTTCCTTCTTTGTAGGCACCCTCCCAAAAAACATCTTCTGTTTTCTTGTATTTATACTTCAATGCACTTTCTGAATACGGAGCTCTCAGGTCTTTAACAACTATTCCTTCAAACCCGTACTTGCCAGAGTTGACTCTATCCAGAAGATCTTGCTTGCCTATTGGGTACAACCTTTGTTCAATTAATTTAAGTCTATCAGTTTCTTCTATAAGTGTCTTGTGGGAGTCCAGCGTAAGCCTGCGAGCACCGAAAGGTAAGTTACAGAGTGTGAAGTTATTACAGTTCAGAATATCAAATATCATAAATTGAGCAGGAAACTTTTTAGCATACAGGTCAATATCTTTTTTCCGGTTGCACCTGCTCTCAATACCTTTGAAAGACTCATTACCTTCAGAGTCAAGGACTACAATTTCTCCTAGGAGAGTGATACTCTTACATTCTAGGATATTGGTGAATAACTCACAAAACTTTTCTATGCTTGGCAGTAAATCAGGGAATGTATCAGTGTATTCCTGCTGAGATCCATCCTTAAGAATACCCCTGCCAAAAATCTTATACTCTTCTGCTTCAATGTCCACATTAATTATACCTGCAGTCCCGTCATACTTTCTTTCAAATACGCTGTTATCATCATTTACAAGTTCTTGAGCTCTGGTATTGTCAATTGCTTTAAGGTCCACAAATGATTCTCTTGTTATGCCCATTATACCACCTCATCAGGATCATTAAAGTCTGGGCAGTCTGGAGAATACCAGTACACACAATTATTACACGCTTTTATTGAATTGCACTCTTCCTCGGTTTCAGGTTTATTCAGTAGTCGTATTTTCATTATACCACCTTTGGAAAGAAAAATATTTTAAATGCTGTAAGTACTCTTGTAACAGTAATCCACCCCACAATATATGTGTAATACTCAAATGATCTTGCAAATGCTGTCACACGGTCAGCTTCTAAAGCTGGTGCAAGTGGGTCAAAGTTCTGCCACATAAGCACAAGTAGGAATATAGACGTAAAATATGCAAATGCTGCAATCATTAAAGCATCAATTATCTTGTAAATATCCTGTAATTTTGTTAGTAGTGCGTCTTTGTCCATTATACCACCTATTTTCGTCTACAGTCTCCTACGAGCCACTGAGAGGCTCAAGGTTCAATTTGTTTTACAGTCTGGTGTGTTTATACCTCTGAAATTAGTGTAATTAGCTAAAATTTACATTCAGGAAGTCATAACCATCAATTGTAATACAGTTTGAATGTTTTTTACCTGACTGTTTAGCCTCTATTTTATCCCAAAGCTCTTTAAAGGATATTTCTTCTCCATATTCATCTATAATTTTTCCAGATTTAAACTTCTTCTTTACATCTTTTATTGATTTATGCTGTTTGTAATACCTGAAGGTAAATCTCCAACCACACGAAGATTTGCCCAGGTGCTTATCTCCAATGTAATAGTTTGTTCCCATGTAACCGCCTAACCTTTCTTTATGTGTTCTACGCTTTCATTGTTTATAAAGTTATCTGCTCCATTTCTGCCTTATCTGTTCCCATGCAACACCCTTTCTAAAAGCAATACCTGTAGTGCAGTCCTGGCAGTTGTTATAAATGCATTTTGTGTTAAGGATTATGCATTTGTAATAGTTTCTAAATTCCTCTCTGTATTCTGTTTCAGTTATTTCTTCGTCCATATTATCACATTCAGTTCAATCGTTTTGACGTCACCTGAATCTTATACCTAAATACCATGAAATCACCTAAGCCTTATTCTGTAACTCTGAATTTAACGATATACTCTTTAGTAAATTTAAATGTCTTTTCGCAAGCTAGACATTCAATTTCTCCTTCACCTTCGTCTAATTCCCATGTATCCTGCTGCTTAGCTCCGCAGTAAGGACACACCAGATCTTCGTTATATAAATCTTCTATAATTTTGTTTAAAGCTTTAAATTCTACTGTCATATTATCACCTAAACCTTATACCTAAATTGTTTATTGTGTTCTGTTCTTCTTTAAATAATCGTTTTCTTATCAACTACTTCTTGCATTTCCCCTTCATTGGGTGTTGAATAGTGTTCCTGAATAACTGCAATTGTGTCACCTGTGAGCTTGGCAACCTCCTCAACTCTCCATCCTGCAGCCTGGCAGAACTTTACACATGTTGCCCTTAATGCGTGGAAAGGTCTTCTTGGGATTTCTGCCTTATCACAGTATTCCTGCAATCTTCTAAAGCATGTTCTTCCTGAATAAGTTATCAAGAATGGTGAAGAACTTTTTTTATCCCTTGAGTTCACTAACAATTTAATAATCCGCATCATCTCCCTTGAAAGCGGGACTTCATGAATCCGGTTTTTCTTGTGCTCCATAAACTTTAGTTTTCCAGAGCCATTAGGGAGCTCCGTAATATCAGAAAGCCTTATGCCTGTATTATGTTTCTTACTATACCCTATATCCTCTCTACGTATTCCTGCAGAGATTGCCAGCTTGAATAGAACCTCATCCTCAAGGTTGTCTATACAGATTTGGAGCTTTTCCCACTCTGACTTTGTTAGGGCTTTTTCTCCAGTTGTGTACCTTGTTCTTTTTTGAAGCATTGTTTCACCGTTTGTTTCCAAATATTTTTGAAATCCAACTGTTCTTTAATTTGTTAATTATTCTGTATTTTATTTTAATTTTGCATTGACTATTACCGCGTATACTATACGGGATTTTATATATCCGTGATTCTGGATATTTGTTTTGAACTATTTGCCATAGTTTGTGGCGGTATCGTTGACGTTGCACATGCCCTTTTCTTCCGTGCGTGTGTATTATGTCATGCGACCTGCTCACTGCATACCAATTCATTTTTTTCCATCGTGTTTGTGCATTGTTATCAGATTGCCCAATTGAACACATCATTTTTATGTCGTTGTGCTGGATATGCATAAAAGTTCCTCTTGTGTATTGTACAACGTTTCGAATTGACACATTCAAGCGGCGTTCTGTTCGTTCTCATCGATGTAATTAAAGTACCAATTTACGTTTGTCTCTGACATTCTTAGACGATTTTTGTTTGTAGTGTAACTCACGACGGCATTGACGTTGGATATGTTGTTTAACACACAGTTCCTATGTGAAATTATTGACGCGTTCTGTGCGGGGGTTTTGTTTTTTGTTGATACAATCGCGTTTTCCATGTTATAGTCAAATTCCCCGAGCAAGTCGATTGTATCGAAGTATGATTGTACATATGCTTTGTAATCTTCTTCTGACAGAGGGCACGCTCCAAACCACGCAGACGAAACGATCCTATCAAATTCTGCACTGTTTTTGTTTGTATATATCTGATAATACGATTGTGTACACAACTCGGACATTTGTTTTGCATGTTCAATATTAAACTGTTCGTCTAGGTTAAGTTGCTCTTCTGTTGCGCTGTATTGCATAGATAAATTTGTTGTGTCGGTTTCGTTTAAATTTGTGTTTTCGTTTTCTACGCATCCGGTTATTAAGATTATTGCAGTAAATATTAGTATATGTTTTAGTTGATTGTTCATATATATCTCACGTCCTGTTGCATGTGTTTACGTTTATGTATCACCAATATATTTCATAACTCGTTACAATTCCCATTGATTCGTATGTGTACCCATTCGATTTAACAGGTTTTGGTATGTATTGTTTTCCTTCTTTGATGTTTACTGTGGTATCCCATGATCCACCGCCATTGCCGTTTGTACAGTCAACGAATAACAACCCCCTGTCAGTTGTATTGAATACGTTGCATGCGTGATTTATTCCCTCGATTATAACTATTCCGCAGTTTATCCCATGGATTTCAGCGTTGTGTTGCACTGTTTCCGCAAAGTCACCACATTGATAGTTTTGTGTATAAGCCCTCTTATCCGTCTTGTCGGCTTTTATAAACGCGATGACTTCATTGTATGAAGCATCGGTCGCGTTCTTACATTCGAGAAGTTTGATTTCGTGTCCATCTGCTCCTACGAAAGTTGCCCCGTAGGTTGTTATTCCTTTCTCGTATTCATCTCCAAGAATGAAATTTTCTTCGGCATACCCATACACCATGAAACAAAGTATGAAAACACCTATTAAAACCGGTTGACCATCGCCCATATAATTCCCAGACTTTCTAAATTTTATTTTGTAAATGTTTTTCCTACTTTACAATAATATAGGACACCAAAGGATAAATACTTTTCGGCTTTATAAGCTAACACCTGAAAAGAGAAAATTTCATAAGTTTTTGTCCTTTATTATGGGAAGTCGGACACAGCGTTAAATATACCTAACCTACAAATCTCTCTGGATCTAAAATGTAAAATGTTTAAAGCTTGTTTATAACAATAAAAAAGAAAATGTTAATATTCTCCGCAGATTACTGCTACATCGTGTCTAGTACAGTATTTTTTATTTATACGATATATAAATACTGATCCACTTTCAGGAACTGCCTTGTAAGTATATTTTTTTCCTATGAAAAATACTATACACAAGCTATAATTCTTTTTAACCCTTTTTTGCAGCGACCTAATTACGCAAGGCATAACATCTACAAAAACCTTATTTGGTGTACCTATATACTCCCAATCCATAGCAGCCTCACCTATTATCAATTTATGCTATATACTGTAATATGTAATTTATCGTATATATAGCTTGCGTACAGTATGATAAATGAAACACTGTTTCATATAACAGGATATATTAAGGTTTGTGCAAGTTCTGCAAAGAAATTCCTAAAAAGTATTTGATGTCACAAAAACTATATAAAACTGTATATCTAGTTTTTGATGTCTAAAAGGCTCGTTTGATAAGACGTTTTAAGGTGTTTCGATACTTTCAGTTAAAAGAACAAAATTCTAAGAAACAGCCTGAAAATAAAAATTAAAAAAGTAGGTTAAGGTTAAATTAAACTCACACCTTACGCCTGTACAGCCTGCAGCTTTTCAACCCCTTCACGTAGTGTGGTCTTACCTTACTAGGGTAAATCTCATGCACGCAAATATACTTCCCTATCCGCTTCTTCTCTTCAGGTGCAGGAGTACAGAAAGCACAGGTAATGCATAAGCTCTCAGCTCCAGGCTCTAGGCATGTTTCAAATGATTTACAGTATTTGCAATCAGTTATCCATTTGTGCCTTCGACTGCAAAAGCACTCTGTTTCTCCATCGGGTAAGTTTAGGTGCTTGCAGTCTCCGTAGAATGTGTTTGTTTTCATCACAATGGATATACTATTATTATATTTATAGCTTATCAGATATACTTAATAGAAACATTTATAAACCATAAACTTAAATATCTTAACAGCCTATATAATTATGAGGTGTACACAAATGAAAGGTCTATATTCAGGGCGACAAATCAAAGCCCTAGCAACGAAAAAAGCTAAAATAACAAGGTCACAAACAGCCACGCAAGCTGTTAAAGCTATTACCACAAAATATGGAAGTGTTGCAGATAATGGCAAATATTTCCATACTGGTAAAGGCGTATGGGTGAAATACTCTCTTGCAAATGATAGTAAGAGAACCGGAAAGCTTGCAGTATCTAAAGCTCAGTGGAGAGCACAACCTCATAAGCTGGACTATCCTGGTGTTGATACTAAGAAGGGTGTGGAGAAGAAAGAAGTTAAGGCAGGTAAGCCTAAGTTCTCCCTCTCCAGCATTAAGTCACCTGCAAAACTATCCAGCCGGACTAAGAAAACGCCTGCTAAGATGGTGCATAAGGCTGCTGTGAAGAGTATGCCTAAGAAAGCTACACCATCTACAAGAAGAAGGTATGCTTCCTTTAGTAGACCTCTAGGAAGTTGGTTTAACCCTGGTGTACCTTTCAAATATGAAGACACAAGAGCATCTGATAAAGACTTCAGATATAACCGTATGCCTCATACTGTGATTTCCACAGAAACAAAGATTAGTCCTGAAAAGATTAAATCTTATGAGCTTGTGGACCTTGCAGAAGGCAGAAAAATGCAGGCTTTGATAAAATACTCAAATGCTGTAAGGTACTTTACTGACGGTATGAAAGATCAGGTAGAAAGGCAGATCCTTAAAGGTGCAATTGCAACAAGAAAGGACGTTGAACCATACATAGCAAAGGCAAAGAAGATCATGGAAAAGAAGGAGATAAAAACAAACGGATCACCTTATGATACACTAAAATTCAAGATAAGACGCGCGTCAGTATTGCCAAAGCCTGAAAAACCTAAAGGCAGGACAGCTAAGAAAAACCTAAAAATGGGCGATAATTTTAAATACAGACCTTCTGCAATACAGTCTTTAAGACTCACCCAAGAGCAGAAAGCTATTATAGCTTCAAGGAAAGCTGCTAAGGTACCAGCAAAGAAAGTAAGAGCTAAAAAAGTTAAACTTCCTCCTGAAGAGGTTGAAATAAACAAAATAAAGGAACTTGAGGAGAAACACAACAAGTTAAGCAATGATATTGAAAAGTATCTCAAGGTTCACTATGACTTCACAAAGCACCTTGCAGATATGAGACAGAGAAAAGCACCTGATACTAGCGGTATGGAAGCTAATGTATCTGGAACCATGGAGCATGTTAAAAAACTAAGAGCAGAGGTTGAAAAAATACAGGAGGATATTAGACAGCATAAGCTGAAGCTCAGAAACATAGATGAGAAAAACAAAAAAGCAAGAGTAGTAGACGAAGCAAGAGAAGATTGGAATAGCCAATGTAAGCTATTTATGTCTGGTAAAATACCTTTTAGAGACAGAAATGCAAAAGAGTGCTACAACAGGCACGCAAGGGCAGCAGGAATTTAAAAGGAACCTGTTCAGTCACCTGAACACTCCAACTTTCTTTTTTTAATTTAACAAACACATTTAAATACTTTTGCATACATATACTTATACAGTAAATAATTATATAGGTTGTGATACAACGACTGTAAAGAAAATAGGATTAGTAGGGCTTTAATCACGGAGATGGCTTTCTCGGTATATGCCATTACGATGTCTACGAGTTCATCTTTCTGCAAGTCATTCAATTTCTTGATTTTCTCAAGAGTTGTTCTTTGTAGTTTATTTCTATCGGTATTCATGTTTGCACCATTGTTACTATGTTACTATGTTACATAACGCGTTATATGTATAAGTAACTTACTGAGTATTTAAAAATTATTATAAAAAAGATGAGAAATTAATCAAAAAAAAGAAACCCCCTCAACAAATCAAATCCACAAACCCCAAACGCTCACCGTACTTCCTCCCAATCTCCTCTCGATATTCCCCCTCATCCAACTTCGTCCATGACCCCCAGATACAATCATGTCTAATATTCAAATCCCCACACTGCCCGCGGCCTTCGGCATCAACAATACATCTACTTGATGGATGGTAATTAGGATTTGTATGAAGTTCGCATCTGTAAGTAAGTGTCACAGTATCAACCTCTTGTTTTTATAGGAGGGTATATCGTGAGAGCGTTTATATGTTCCGATATTATATTAGTTAGAAGTATATTTAGACGGGATTTAAAATAGATAATATGAATTTAAATTGGGGAATTTTATTTAAATAACTATAAATATACTCCGATTATTATGACAATGTTTAAGTATAAGGATTTCCCATTACTATCTTTGTAGTATATACATATGTAATTTATACCATAATAGTGGTAGTGCTTTAACTTAATTTGCGTTGGAAACTTTGCCTGTATCTTGCAGGACGTCAGGCAAAGTCTCAGCGATAAATTTCAATCAAGTAACTTTTTTGAGTGTGTAATAAGATTAAAAAAAAGAGAATAACTTATTTATATAATTGCAACATTTATTATTATGTTGGTGTGTTGATTTCCTGCCGTTTTCCCAGCCCGTGAACGACAGGATTAAATCAATTATTTCATTCTTTTCTCATGTTCTTGAATCAAATTAACCGACCCAGCCAGAGTATAAGCCTCTTCAAAATTGAACTTCGTATCTTCTATATATTCATCAGGCAAAGGGCGCGCAGGCTCCATAACAAATAACTCATCTTTCTTACTCCATCTACTGCCTCCCCATTTGATAGTCCAATAGTCCGGGGTTGAACTTCTCCTGATTCTCTCTACTATTACTAGATCCGTTGGGAAGTTTCCATAATGGAAATCAAACCTGGATGCATGTTCTAAGAGATCTGATTTTGTAATTTTCATTTGTAATTACCATCCATTTCTTAACTTTCTCGGCAACTTCTTCTTTTTATCATCCTTTCGTTTCCGCTTTATGCAGATTTCTTGATTGTCATTTGGACTGTATTCAGTCATTTATCCTCCAATAATTCTGGATTATCCCATCTATTCCCCATAACTCTCAATTCTTCCCATGAAAAAAGATCCCCCATCGGATCATAAAATTCTGATCCTCTCAAACCTTTGATTCTAAACTCCGGAGCAACCCATTCAACAACCCCATAACAATATTGATACGTGGTACATTCAGTTGCATAGTCATTAAGAGGAAATATTGTCTCTATTTTGAGTTCAACAATATCTCCATCATAGATTTTATTCTCAAATTTGTCCAATCTTTCTATATACTGGCCTAATGTATCAGGCTCAATAAATTCAACTGTTTTACTTGTAATTATAGAATGGGCCACTCTGAAAGGATCTTCTATATCCCAAGCGCTATATGACTTTGAATATGCGCCATATATCCATTCGCCATCGTCATTTTTTCCTCGGAATTCTATATCTCTCATTCTGCCTCCAATAATTCCGGATTCTCATACACGTTCCCAACATATCTAAAAGGGTGAACTACCACTCAGCTAAAGACTGACTGGCTTCTCGGGTCATCCCTTCCTCTATTGAGGACAAGTCACGCGAGCTCAACCCTGCGTCCCGCAGGTGAAAATATGAGTGTGATACTAGAGATACCATACGGCTAACGGCTTTCCCCGCCTTAATCCTGATCCCTTCAGGATGATTCTTGCCCTGTTATCCAACTCCCCGATGTTCAAACGTTACCTCGCTTGGTTTTCGCTTTGAGAATCAGCAACATTCTTGGTGAACTGTGAGGTTGTGGTGACAGCAAAATCTAATATTACAAAGGTTTTGAAAATATTTAACAATTGACAGAATCAATAACGGTTAACAGTTTAGGTTGACGCTTATATCCCCTGAGCTAAAGACTCAGGGGTTTTACGCTTCGTAATGTAAAAACAACCAAAATTTAAAGTTACCATCAGGTTTTAACTTAAAAGCTCATAGTTACTGTTTAACATACTCCCACCCCAATACTTTTACTATATCTTTCAACTCTTCTGTGCTGTGATTATTAAAATTTGTGTTTTCTAACTGCCAAACAGCCCAACATCTGAAGGCTACCTCTGCCCAAACTGAATCAAATGGATGGATAACCTTTGTTTCCTTGTACCTGTTACCGAGTATCATACCGTTTTTAAACTTTGTCTCCTTGTTGTCTACTTGAATCATTTTTGTTGGTGTAACTTTAGTGACGGTTCCTATATTATACCGTATTCCAAGTCCACCTCTTCCATTGTCAACAACTACTTTATCACCAACACTTAATTTTTTATACCAATCTGTTTCAGTCATAATTAATCCTCCAAAATTAAATCGAAAAATCCATTACTTTTTTAAATTTACTGTTGCTATTTTTCCAATGTGCGCAGTTGTTTTGTGCATGAGACATTATTAGTCCAATTTCTTCTCTTTTCTGCTTAAGTGTTTCTATAGTGTTCTCATACCCACCAAGTTTCTCATAAAATAGTAGGAAACTAAGGTAATTAAAAAAAAGAAAAGAAGGTATTTAAAATTGTTGAATTTGATAGTCTGTCACTGTCTCATCAGATTCTTCACTTCCTCCGAAGAAGTCTGTTTTACCTTCAAGCTGTTTCAATATTGGGTGAAGAGTAAACAGTATAACACCTAAGTAACCTGGCAGCATACAAAGCCAATATATAGCTGAAACGCACAAACCTCTTGCGTCTGAAGTGTCCCATACTTCTGAAACGCTTGTAAAGAAGCTTACACCATCAAGCTCTGAGGTTATGCCATCGAGACAAAGTCCGTATGCAAACACCATATAAGCGGATATGATAAGTGATACTACCATGAGCATTAAGTATTCAAAGTATTTTCCTGAAGAAAGGTCCGTGCCCTTTGACCTCTCAAAGCACCACAATACAAGCCCTACAAGCACAAAGAAAGGACTTGCTTGCCAGAGGTTTAACATTGTATTAAAATGCTCTGTGGTATCTACTGTTAAGGACCCTGAAGCAATCAAATCATTTATTGCCTGTATTGGTACATCAAATGTCCATGTTAATATTGTGTAGGCAAGACCAAAGACAAGGACAGTTGCAGCTATTACAAACATCGTCATGCTGTCTGCCCTTTCATCACTAAACAAATCTTTCACACCTCAACCCCCTATAAATTATTTAGAAGAGGTTTTACGCCTCTTCGTAGTGGTCACAGGTTTGGGTTTATTTGTGACCTTCTTAACTGCAGGCTTCTTTGTGGTTGTTCTCTTTACTGCAGGCCTCTTTGTAACCTTCTTTGTAGGCTTTGAACTACTCCCCAATATAGATTCAAAGCTTCCTAACTTGTTTTTGATTAATCTATTGCCTCTCACTGCCTTAAAAGTTTTCTCTTGTTTTGTACCCTTCTGAAGTTTCTTCTTTTTCTGCACTAAAACTATTGGAGGTGTACGTTCAGAAACCCTCCGTACATAACCACTGCTGCCTTTTGTTTTACCTACTATTCTATCTGTAGTGGCTCTATCTGTGTTTCTTGCAGGTGTTGAGCGTGTAGTAGTACGTTTATTGCTTCTTGAGGTAGAAACACTAGGTCTTTCAACAGACTTTCTTGGTGCAGTACGTACTGCAGTTGTACTAACGCTTCTTGCTCTGGCTTTAGGTCTTACTGTTCTAGTTGTAGTTGTGGCAGGTTTTCTTGCTTCAGTTGTTCTTCTTGCTTTAGTTGTTTTTAACCCTGTTTTTATACCTTTCCTATACTCATTAGGCATTTTTTGCTTTGTAGCTTTTGAGATAGTTGTTTTTATTAAACCATCATTTAACTTTACACTTTGTGTTATATACTCATCTATTGGCAACAAACGCCCTTTAAATCTAACAAATGTTGTTGACTCACCAGGTACTTTTACTATAGTTGTACCAGGTGTTAAAACTGCTTCTGCCTCTGCCCTCCCGCCTGCTATGTCTCTTTCAAGCCTTGAAGTGAGATAAGCAACTTCTTTTTTAGCTTTCTCTGACTGCATGAACTCTTGGGATAGCTTCGTTTTCCCTCTTACATCTTTAGGCATCCTTGAAACACCTTTAAACTCTATAGAGTGTATAGTAGGTTTTAAAGGCTGTGACTCTCCTAATACTTTAGTTACTAACCCTTTAACTGTTTTTACTGGCTGTCTTGTGATAGCACTTACAAGTTGTATTGCTGTAGCTTTAGGGTTACTACCTGCTTTTGAAAGTGTTGCTCTAATACCAATTACAGAGTCAAGTAACCATGGGACATCTGACTTATTACCTAACCTTAAGAACCACGGGGATGTACCTGTCTTAAAGCCTGACATGTATAACCCAGGGTTATCAGTAGGTCGTGCTATTTCACCTCTAACAGTTGCTATATTGCCTAAAGTTCCTTGTGAAGCATGAAAACCTTTGATTGTGCCTGTGTCTGTTTCAAAAGTCTTCATAAAGCTTGTAGGTGTTTCACCCTTCTTTGTGTGTGGAAACTGTAACCTGCCTGCAAGTGTTTCGGAGTCCTTTACAACTTGTGTAAGTGCAATTTCTTTTCTTCCTGCAACTCTTGCAGCATCATATGGTAACATACCTAAGGGCTGCCCACGTTTAAAGCCTGCACCACCTACTAAAAGGTTTTCACCTAAATCTATTAAACCACTATAATTTTTAGCCTTTGACATTGTTCTAACTTCTTTACCTCCTTGATAAAGCATTACTCCCGCAGTTCCAGGCTCTACAACTGTTTCTAAAGTTGTTAAGGCACTTTTTAATAAAGGGTTTGATATTTTAGACGCTATACCTAAAGTGCCTAATCTCACACCTGCGGTAACAGATGATAAACCAGCACCAAATAATTTTCCACCATAATACATTGCTATAGCTTCAGCACCTTTTGTTATAGGTTTTTCAATTATACCTCTCTTCTCACTATTTAGTGCTTCTCTAAATGTGTTACCTGTTGTTTTATCACTAAGTTTGCCATACTGCTGATTAGGCTTTACATTCATTACAACATTAGCAACTTTATCACCGACGGCTAAATAATCCTTTACAGAATTAACAACATCTGTAACCACATTAGTTTTGTTATAGTGTGTATCCCTTAACTGCTTTTTCTGTGCTTCTGTGTACTTTGATTTAGATAGCTTAGCCTCAAAAGCTTTATCAGTGTATTTTTCTGGTGTATCCTCAACCTTATTTTGAGATGGTTCAGATATTTTACCTTTCATTATTGATATAATTTTACTGTCAGAATAACCAGTTTCAGATTTATACTGCCTAACCTCAGCATCAAAAGCTCTCATAGAAGCATAATAAGCCTGCTGCTGTCCTGCTGGCAGTGATTGACCTATAATGTTTCTAGCAATCGTTATTCTGCGCTTGTCAAATGCGTTAGTGCTGTTTGTCACAGGACGATTAGCATAATCAATGTATTTATCCGCTTCAGCTACAGAAGCAGAGGAAACAAAGGACCTTGCAGTATTAGCCAACTTCTCTTTAAAGTCCTGTGATCTGCTTATCTGTCGCCCTGTCTGCTGTCTATACCTATAGGCTTGCTTAAGAGAAGCTGCTGAAACTGCTGAACTCCTGCCAATAATTCCCACGGCATGGCTATTACTTTTGCCTAACTGTATTTGTTTAATCTCATTACCTGATTTATTGAGCAATGGAGAAGTAATAATACTGCTCTTATTTGCTGCTCTAATAGCTGCGTGTTTCTTAGCTGCTACCTGCTCTTTTTTAGTTATTACTCTGTCCTGTTGTATGTACGGATTGAAAGGTAAAATAGCCGCTTTCTTTGTGGCCTGTGCTATTCCGTTTTCCACAGCCTGCTTATAACTCTGTGTGCCTCTATCCTCTTTATCTTTTCCTGTAGTCTGTGAATATTGAGGAGAGTAGGAGGAAACTTTTTTTCCACTTGTAGAAGTCCCTCCTCTGCCTCTTATTGTTGCATGACCTGTTCCCATATGCACACCTCAGAGCTATTATTTTTTAACTTGTTTATATCCTTGATAACAGCCTATAGAAGCAATAGCTGCAAACACAAAACTCTCCATAGTTAAGAGTACAAGGGTAAATACAGAGAGTGAGATAATTCCACCAACCATATTACTTCTTCTGCTTATGACATTTTCAGTGTTTTCGATACTTTCCATCATTACCACCTCAAGCCTGAATTACCGAAACTCTAACATTCTTAACATGTTTTTTCCTGATTTCGGCATCTATAGCACGTTTGGCTTTTACAGCTGCAGCCTTACCCAGTGGTACACTTGTAGACATTGTCACAACTTTAACAACGTATTTCTTAGCTTGTGTCATATTATATAACCTCTTTATTTATATTTATTTAATATTTACTTATAGAATATACTGTTGTCAAACTATTTAAAATCTCCTATCAATAAAATTAAAAGGGTTTTAAACCCTTTAAAGCCTATTCCTACTCATCAGATAGAAATTCGCTGCAAATGATAGAATAACCGCAAATGTAATCAACGTTTTATACTGTTCAGGTACAAACCCTATTAACAAAGTACCAAAGAACATTGCGACTATTGCAGGTATTGTCATTGTTTCCTGTTGTTTCCACATTAAGACAAATGGCAAGATAAACAGCACTACATAAAACATTCTACCCATTGCATTAGTAAAAGGTGTTGTTGCAGACTGTGTTAATCCTTCCCAATTCATATCAGTAAAGTTATCCATTAGACTGTTATACTCTTCATCATCTCCTATTGTTGCAATTGAAACAGTTGCTTTTTCTCTTGGAATTGTTACAGTCCACGTAAGCATGTTTGAAGGATTACCATCTGAGGCAATCACAGAAACATTATGATAAGTGCTATCATCCGTGAACGTGTACTCTTTGCTTTGTCCTGCTACTGTTGTTTTGACACCATCTAAATAATAATCTGCTGAGTTTATAGCTACGTCTGAAGTGAAATTAAACGCATGAGTAGCCCCAACAGTGATAACTTGGTTACTATCTCCTACAAAGGAAATTACAGGAGTTGCTGCAGTCACCCCACACAGCATAAAAATTGAGAGTAAGATAAGTATAAATCTAGCTCTCATTAATCCATTCCCCCTGTGCTACGATTCGTTATTAGTTGCATTAATCCCCAAACTTCTGCTAAAGTTACCATGGTTTGAATCCCATATGCGAAAGCTGCAGGTATTCCAATACTGAATAAGTAAGGACCTGGCAGTATCAGCACAGAAAATACAGTTTTTACTGTGGAGTACATACTAGCTATCATTGCCCACCCGTCAAATGCACTTGCTATGTCTGATTCTGACCCTGAAGACCCTGCCTCTACTATTCCATCTGCTAAATCTGCCCCTGGCATTGTTGCCTCTGGAATAGTTACAGTATCAAATATTCCAGCTCCGTTTATTATCCCTCCTGCTACTACAAAAGCAAGGAGAAAGAAGGCTATTTCTTTAGCCCACATTAGATATTCGCCCCCTTTCTAGCTTCGTTAATTACTGCTAACAAAGCAAACACTGTCCCAATTATTAGCCCTGCTGCCATTGTGGTATTAGTTGCTGCCCCAAAGCCTGTGAATACATCTAAGTACCACAAGAACCATGAGAATCCACAAACCATTAAGCCGCCTACTGCATGTTCTGCTTTTCCAAACATCATGGCAACAACAAATACAAGGAAAACACCGAAGTAAGACAGTGCTTTTCCTCCGATAAATGGAACTGTGGACCCTGCAAATGTTACTGTGTAAGTTTTCTCTACCTCCCCAAAGCTATCTTCTGTAAATTCTACTATGACCTTGTAAGACTGCCCTAAGTAGTCACTAACTACAAATGAGTGGTTGCCCAAAGTTCCTGTGGGTGTTTCTGTATAATCATCCAGCATAACAAAAGTGCCGTTATTAGCTGTTTGCCCTATCCTGTAATAAACCTCCGTCATGCTTGAGCTATTGCCTTCCCAATTCACTGTAACACTTGCAGCAGTTGAGTTAAGCACTAACTTACTTACTGATACATTAACCACATCATAAAACTGCGAGTCAGGTAACAAAGGTGCTTCTGTTAAATCCAGCACAATTATAAACGATAGCTCCGAACTTGAAGGAGTTATATAATCTGTTTGCGTCCCATCGTCTGTAGTAAGCACTATTCTATACTTCGTCCCTATGTTAACATTTGACATAGTGAACCTACCAGTACTATCTGTTGTGCCAGTCCCTTGTGTAGCAGTGTCACCATTCTGATAGTATGAGTAAGCAACTCCAGAAACACCTGAGAAGCTATACCAATGCTGCTTTACTTTTATGCTGCAGTCAGTGGGTGCGAAATAACTTTGTGCCTGTTGTATGGCTATATTCTGTATTACCACTTCGCCAGCAGTAACATTAACAGGAGTGATGTCTGAAGCGTCATAACCTGTTTTCTTTATACTCACGTAATATGTACCCTCTGATAAACCCAGCACTTGATAATAACCTTCTGAACCTGTTGTTTTTGTGGTTGAGTACGTGTCATTATACACAGTTGCAAGTGCACCTGAAACTACCTGATAATTCCCCAATCCTTTAGATTCATAAACACACCCTGCGATACCTGTACCTACTATACTTCCTGTGGTTGTTACAACTACAACACTGTAACTTGCAGGGTAAGCACCGTATTGTGCAAGTATAGAATCATAACTTCTTACTCTCCAATAATACGTGCCTGCTGCCAAAGACGCTGTGGCTGTAGCTGCTGTTGTTTCAGTAGAGTAAACAACATTGCTAAAGGCGGAGTCCTCTGCTATTTGTATCTGGCAAGTTGTGCTAGTATCACTCCACGTAAACACCTGACTTGCATATAGTGGAGGAAACTCTCTTGTTATTGTAGACCCGTTTGTAGGGCTTATTAATGTTGGAGGTAGATTAAACGGCACAATTGCGTAAAAGTTATACGGTACACCGCTTGTCATAGTAACACCGTCTAAGTAGAGCTTTGACCCTCCCAGGTAAGCTGTTACAGGTGCTGCTCCTACCTGAGCTACTACTGCGCCTTTAGTACCATGTCTGTAATCTCCTAGACTAATAGTTGTAAAGTCAACTGTTACAACATCCGAGGTATAATCTTGATCAGGTGTGTAGGTAAATGAAATAGCTGCAGTGCAGTTCACCGTATCTATAACTTCTGCTCCACCTATATCAACTGATTTTCCAACCAATATACCATCATAACAAATGTAACTCGTAGAGGGAAAGTCATATGCATATAGAGCTATTTTATACGGACCTGAATGCCCTGTGGTATCAACTGTTGTTTCGTACCATGTATAATCAGTTGTACCTATTCCATATGTCCAAAGTGCTGCAATTGTTGAGCCTGTGCCATCAGTAATATATATTGGTGAGTTTCCAGACGTTACCCCACTGGTTTTAATCCAAGCTCCGAATGTATACTCTGTGTTAGCTGCAAGTGTAATTGCCTGTTGAATGTTTCCTTTATTCCCTGAACCGCCAGTTATTTTATAAGCGTAAGAGGACACATAAGCATCAGCTAGATATACTGTCTTTGCCCCTCCAGCAGTTATAACAGTCCAAGAGTCAGGTGCATCACCAGTGAAAGCTTCAAAGTTCCAATTAACTATAGGACTTGTAGTTACTGTCAATGTAACAGCCGAAAACTCTACTTCTATATTGTAATATCCGTTATTATCTACAGGAGTTATTACTCTATTCCAGTCATTCACACCACTATCTGTAAAGTGTGAAACCTGCAGAGTCCCAGTAAATCCATCTAAAGCTTCTATATCAGATCTTTTAATTTTTATTTTTGTCTCCATGTGCTCACTTGAGCTAATAGTTATCTTGTGATTCTCCTTTGCAATATCTACTGAGTCAGTATTAACTGATCTCTGAAACAGTACTCCATTTTTAGACTTAGTATACTTTTCTTCAGTTGCCGCACCTGCAATACCACAGAGGAGTAATAGCAGTACACCAACTATTATAATATTTCTAAACCTCATACTTTTCTCCCCTTATGAGCAATGTAAATCTTTTTCAGATTATTGCATGTGTGCCGTGACAGACCAGTTTTAGCTGCAAATTCTGATAAAGTAAGGTTCTGCCCCTGCACAGCACGAAATCTAAGTATTTTTCTCATATCTGAAGGGTCAACACCTGCTAGAATACATTTACCAGGCTTAACGCCTGCTAATAGCATTTTATAGCCAGGTGCATAAGTACCGCTTTTCTGGTGCCATTTCCTAGTTTTAGTCAGTTTATCACTTCCTATAATAGGTTATGGTGTGCAAACTATAAAAAGTTTTGGTATATAAAACTTTATTAAAAAAACAGTAAACGAAAAAAGAGAAGGAGAGGTAAGGTATTAACAGCTATGTGCCTCTTCTGTATCACAGGAAGCAAATATCTGTATTAAACAATTTTTTGCAATTGCGTTATGTAACTCTTTTGAAGTATACTCACAATACCGACCATAACAGCCGAAGAGCCCCATATGATAAAGGATTATGTCATGCTCTAAGGGTGTAAGCTCGATAAACCCCTCTATAATGTCCAGGGATAAAGTTGCATGGTAGTACCTTGAGGCATGGTTTTCTGTGTGTCGATAAACTACTTTTTGCTCTTTAATAAACTTCTTGTAGGCACCTACTTTACACAGATCATGCAGCAACCCACAAATAATTACTGTGTCTGCATGAGCACAGTCCATAATGTGTAAATTCACCTCATTAAACAGTTTCATAACCTTAAGTGAGTGCGCACAAAGACCACCCTCAAAAGATCCATGGTAAATAGTCGATGCAGGAGCAATAAAATAATCTGACTGCTCAAGCCAGGCTATGAGAGCCTGCATACCCTCTCTATCCACAGAGGAAAGCAGGCTTTTAACATGTTCTTTGTTTGTGTTTACTTTGTCCATACTACTTCCTCTGCAGATTCTTCATAGTCTTCAGCGCATTTCTTAACTTTCTTGCTTTTCAGCATGTTATAATAATCATCTGAATCTCTGTTTCTCATATATACCACCTCAGAAATTAACTTTCTTTACTCCGCCTAGTTTCATGCCACCAGCATAAAATGTCCTTGTCATTGCATTGTATGAAAATGTCTCAGTTACACCAAATGAGACTATCTGATTATCACTTTCAGCAGAGAATTTAAATTTATTGCCTATTGGAGTTACAGTTATAATTATATTTTCAAGTTTCACTTTCTACCACCTCATTTTATGATAGAAGTTACTATGTACTCAAAGTATATAAAACAGTAGGAAACAACTAAAAAAGAAAATTAAAGGAAGCTAGCATAAACGCTTAAGCTTCCTGTACCCTCTTCACTTATTGAAAAAGGAAAAGCACCATATCCGCTAATACTCTCTTCAATAATCCCTGTTTCATCCCCAGGTATTACAAAGTTCCCATTAGCTGATACAAGGAATGTTATCTTTTCCTCATGTGTCACCCTCACAGGTGTTTTAAAGCTTGCAGTACACCATGAATCACCTAATACTTCCCCTGCTTCAGTAGTGCCTATTTTCCTGCCTTCTTCATTATAGACTGCTACTTCAAAAGCTGTTGCATCTGTACCCACATCGTTAAAGAAAACGTTAACAGAGCCAATACGCTCTGTCACGCTGTTAGATTCCCCTAACATAGTACCCACATATGGCACAATTGTAAAGATAGCCATTATTGTGACTACCCCTATAAGGTATACCATACCTTTTTCCATGTTCAAAGCCATTTTAATCCACCTTCCTTACATATGTTAACAGTAAACAAGCACCCATTATAACTATGACTGCCAGCACTACTGCTGAGGTTGTGTTCCATATGTCAGCACCGTTCATCATACCTAATATTTCACTGTTTGATTCCACAGTAAAGCTAGTTCCTATAGCTGTGTTTTCGTTTCCTTCCTGTGGGAATGTTTCAACGAATGAATCACCAACACCGTTTTCAACGTCAAGAACTTCAGTTCCTTCTGTGGTTGCTATAATGTTGTATGTATAAGCTGTGTCTGCTGTTATTGCTCCTGTGGTAATGGCCCACTTTAAGGTTGCTGGATTAAACGCTAATACTGCATTTGGATTAGTGCTTGTAAGGTCATAGGTCAGGTATGAGCTACTAAGTATAGCGTTTGTGTCAGAGGTATAAACCACTGTTGAAGCTGCTGTGTAGTCATTGCCTGGGGTATGCCTTATTACAAGCTGATAACTTTCGTCTGTCAGTGTTTCGGTTATTAAAGTTGTGTCTTCTGTATACCCTACTGTTGCACTTATTCCAAATGGTGTTACAGTGTTTGTATAATCCCGAACTGTTACCCCGCCGATTGTTACGTTTTCAGGTACGTAAGCACTAAGGCTTGTTATATCACTGTCTTCTGAATCGTATGGAATTGAAACTGTTCCGCTTTCGTCTATTTCGTCCGAATATCCGGTATTGCTGTTTGTTTTGAGTTTCAGGTCTACGAGTGAGTCGTAATAGATTGCTGTAATTTCAGATTCCGAAAGTGTACGGTTATATAAGATAAAATTATCAACTGTTCCACTATGAGGTCCCTTAATATATGATGGACCAATTCTTAATTGTGATGTTGTATTTTCAAACATTTTTATAGTATTCACAGTATTTGACAATACTCCATTTTTATAAAAGGAGATTGTTTGTGCGGTGTGGTCATAAACTATACCTATATTTACTAATTCATTTAATACATACTGATCAGCCATTGTGTATGAGCTACCTTCGGTTGAACCATTCGGTGATACTAATATTTTAGTATAACCCCCCTGTTGATATATTGCAAAAGCTCGGCTATCAACAACCCCCCAACAACTACAGATGTCTCTATTATCTATGTATATATTAGTGGTTAAGTCAATTGTAAACGAACCATTCACACATATAGGCGTATCAACATAATCATTAACTCCATCAAAACTTCCGGCTGAATTGTATTTTCCGTCAGTCCAAGTCATCCCGCTTGCAGTCCCGTGATTTCCATTTCCTGAACTATCAGAAACATTCGTACCTGTGTTTTCGTCAAATTTCCAGAATCCAACAAGCCCATCTGTAGGAATATCATAAGGACTTGTTTCCGTGTATGTTGGTGTTACTGTTGCTTCTATTGCATTTACTGCGCTTGCATCAAAGGTAGTTCCAAGACTAAAAGCTGTTGAAGTCTGATAGTCTAAAGTCCCGGTCTTTGTGTAATCGCCAACAAAGCCACCTATAACGACTTCTGAGAACGGTACAGCTTCAAAGTAGACATAGCCGTTATTATTAACTATCTCTTGAATCCATACAGCATCAGGAAGTCCGGCATCGTTGTAGTGTGTTACTTTAACAATACCTTTATCAACACCTGGCAGTCCCACAAGGTCAGAGGCTTTAATTCTAATATCTCTGAGTTTGTGGTCTTTCCCAAGGTCTTTAATTCTTATATTACCATCTGCACTTTTGCCACATACAAGAGTGCTTGAATCAAGACTTGCTGAAATTGTGACCTGTTCATTAATATCTACAATTGCATGTTTGTAAAGATTTTTTTCACTACTGCCTTTTGCCTCAGCCTTTTCTATATGCACAGATTGTTTAGTTTGCAGTTCTAAAAGTCTGTCTGCACATAAGTTAGCATTAGTTTTAACTTTTGTTTCTCCCTGCGCTGCACTTGCGGCACTCACAAAGAGAAGCATAAGTATAAGTGCTATTGATACTACTTTCATAAATTTCATACTAACCCCTTCCCACGTATAGGAACTATTCTCAACACCCCATCACCGCAAGGACATAAAGCAAAGTCCTCATCAGGCTTCCACTTCATTGCCTTAGCTAGTTTCTTAGGGATAGATATTAAATGCGTACCCCTCTCTGTTGTTTGTAGCTTTACCAATCTAACACCTCTTAACTATATTATGTAGCTTTTGTATATACAGTTACAGTATATACGCGCTCAAACTATTTAAAGTTTTTTATTTAAGGTGTTAGTAAACAGAATTAAAAAAGAAAGTGGTAAATAACCACTTAAATTAATTGCTCTCATTCTGAGATTTTTTCAGGGATTCGTAAAACTCTCGCAGTGTATCTAGGACGCAGGACTCAGGGAAATCTATTGAGTCTAGCTGAATGTCTTCTCCGGTTGCCATACAAAATGGTAAACCGTTTCTGTGAGTTCTGCATGGGCAGTCTTTACATGCTGAGACTACCAAGACACGCTTTTTTCGCTTTCCTGTATCCACTGCCTTTATTATATCGTTTTTTATCTCATACTTTTTTACCATTTTTGAGCTCCTGTTTATATGTATTACATTACAGTAGTATGTGCAGTTTTGTATAAAAAGTCTTTCGTGATTTATATCTTAGACTACCCTACGCTAAACTTCAGGCTGTTGCAAACATTCACAGAAAATTATATAAGCTTTGAAAACAATATCTATAGTAGGTGATAACAATGACAGAAATTAAAACAGATAAAAGATTTGATAGACATCCTGCCAGTGTAGAGATATTTCTGAAAGTGAAAAGAGCTGTAAGAGATTTTCCTGAGATTAAGAAAATTACACTTACAGCCTGCAGAGGGTTGACTGTTAAAAGCCTATGTAGACCAATGCAGAACGATACTATCTCGTTTAATTTTAGGACTATCCCTACAAATCAAACGATATATAGAGAGTTATTCAGGATTAGTAAAAAGTAAGTTGTTAAGTTAACAACTTTTTATTTTTTAAAACAAGGTAAGCAGTTAAAAAAGCTACTGTAGCAGTCACAAAAACAGCAGCAAAAAGAGCAATAAGAGTATCTAACACTTCAAACCCTCATTTTCAAAGCAGATAGATCAATTTCAAGGTAAGTATACAACACAAAAACAGACATACCTGTTAGCATACCTGCTAGGAGATAATTCATATCTACACTCATGCTTCACCACGTCCAATCTCAGCACTATAGCTAAGTTTTTATTCTGTTCTTGACTAATTCTATTAAGCTGTTCTATAACAGCTTAAACAGCCTTAGAATGGGAGATACAGGAGTTGAACCTGTCAACCTCTCCAGGACTTGATTTTAAGTCAAGCGCGTTTACCGATCCGCAAAACTCCCTTTATGAAATGCAAGCAGGGCGTTATTAGGCTGAGCCCGCAACAGCCGACCTAAATTTTTGAAGCAGTCCACAAGGTCCTTGGACTCCACGATGACTTACTTAAGTAGGAGGGTTCCCGTTGATTTATTTAGCCGAAAACGGTATACCGGCGCACGCATATCTTTTGAGAGGTACTATGGTGCCGTGGACCTCACGCTGCTTATTCTCTACACGTTTTAATGTATAAAGATTATTGCACAGTTTCAATTCACGCACCTACACAAGATGCAACAAAAGTTATTGCACAGAGCCCTTAGTAAGAGTCTGTGACAACAGGCTTAACTTCCTCAGCCTGCAATAACTATATACGCGCTTATTGTTTAAATAACTTTCTATTGCACGTTTAGGCAGTTATGATCAGACTAAACAATAACTTAGTGTTTTAGCACTCAAACCTTGCACCAGACTTACAGAGAGGCGCAAGGTTGAGTCAATAAATTAAGTTAAGGTGTTTGTGTGGTTGACTAAATTTAGATTGTTCACAGCAACCACCAGCAAGTACATACTTTACGTACTCGTATTCGTAGCATAATGTGAATATCAAAATGGTAAACATAAGCTCTACCATTTTTTATAAAAATCATTGAATTTGGAGCTTCGATAATAAGTGGTAGCATAGTTCCTCTAAAAATTTAATTTAAGAAAGGCGTGTTTAGTGCCTCCAGTAGTTATCAACTGTTACCTCAGACACACAAGGCAAATCAGGTAAAAACTGTTTTCCGGCTTTCTCCATTTCTGCCTTAACTATTTCTCCTACTTCATTTGCAATCTCAGCTTTACACTCAAATACTAATTCGTCATGCACTGTGTTGATAAGCTTAACTCCTCTAGGCTCAAGTTTTAAAAATATCTCACGCATTGCAATTTTTAACATATCAGCGCATAAACCCTGTATAGGTAAGTTCTTTCCTCTGTTTTTTGCTGTGTATTCAGGTGTTTCTATGCCAGGGTTCATAGTTAAACAAAGCCTGCCTGCTGCTGTGTAGACATACCCCTGTGAAAAACCTTTTTCTCCTGACTTATAAAGGTAATTTGTAACTTTAGGATACATATCCTGAAACACTTCTTTAAGCCTTTGTGCCTCTTCAACTGGCATATCAATTCCAACATCCATTTTGAGTTTTTCTTTTAAGGTTGCCGCGCCCATGCCATAATTTAGACCGAAATTTATAGATTTTGCCATACTTCTTTGAGCGTCTGTGACCTGTTCAAGAGGTAAATCAAACATTTGTGATGCTGTTCTCCTATGCAAGTCTTTTTTATCGTTATATGCCTCAATGTACGCGGGCTCTTGTGACAGTTGCCCTACTATTCTGAGCTCTATTTGTGACCAATCTGCTGCAACTATTTTATATCCTGGCATTGCTTTGTAAATATGTCTCCATGTCTTGAGCCTACTAGGCTGCTGCTGGAGATTAGGATTATTACACGCAAACCTGCCGGACCTTGCGCCGACCTGGTTAAAACTTGGGTGGACCCTGCCAGTGATAGGATTAATAAATTTAGACTCTCCATACTGCTTAGTTTTCCTATCATATCCTAGCAGTGGATTAATAAAACCTGAAAGAAGCTTTTCATTACCCTTCCATATTTTGAGATCTGTTATTATTGAATTACCTTGATACTTAGACATTTCCTGCTTTCCTGTGCCTGCAAGGTTTTTAAAACCTTTCCTGTGCAGAGCTTCAAGCAGTTGCTTAGGGCTTGTAAGATCAGGAGTTATCTTAGTTACTCCACCAAAGAGAGTCATTTGCTTTCCTTTTGCGTCTGACTGCTCGTAAGTTAGTTCAGATTTTAAAGTTTCTTCTACAGCGTCCTTTTGTGCCCTGACTGTCGCTTCTATTTCTTTCAGTGTAGGTATGTCAACATTTGCACCTGATAGCTCCATCCAGGCAACTGCAGGTACACAGTTCATTTCTATTTCTAGGGTATTCCACAGGTTAAGGCGTGCAACTTCTGCAAGCTGCTTTTTCATTATTGTTTCCAAATGCACAATATCCTGATAGGCGTATTCTACCTGTGCAGGTGAAGGCTCTTTACCGTAGACAAAACTTCGCTGCAGGGTTTTATCTAATGTGATTCCACAGTATTTCTCTGTGAGTTCATTAAGTGAAGTTCTACCACTTACACCACCTGTTATTACATGCTCTGCAATCATGGTATCATAGACGTTTTTTAGAGTTATGTTTAAATGGTGCTTGATAAATTTGCACTCAAAGAGTAGGTTATGTCCTACTACTACTGCTTTTTCTAAAAACTTAAAGCGTTTAGTCGTTATTTCTTCATTGCACTTTATACCTTTTATTCCATTCATCATCATTTGCAGAGTGACTATTTTTGATCTGTAAGGATCTGTACCACAGTCTGCAGAATCGTCTGTTTCAATGTCTAGGTACACTAAGTTTTGAGTTGTAAAGTAATCCTTGTCCACTTATACCACCATTTTATTTAACAGGCTCGTTAATGTGAGCCTGTTATATTTGGAGTTATTGGTTATATAGTTATCTGTCTCTGTGTGCCTCTCGTTCTAAAGCTACCCTTCTGTTGACTGCTTCAGTATCAAAAACCACTGATAATTTATCAGACGTTTTAAAAGCTACTGCATCCTTTTTAATACACATATTTTTAACATTATACTCATGAACTATTTCTAAATATTTGTTTAATAGTTCACGCTTACTGCTCCAGACCTTTTCATTACATAAGTTTTCAATTTCCCCTTTAGCACCACTGCAAGCTTTTAAAAGGATTTCTTTACACACATCATCTATAATCTCTCTATTCTCTTTATTTGCACCTGTGTAGGAATTTACTTCTATATCTGTCTGGTCAGGTATTCCGACTTTACACATATTATCAGGAAATATTTTAGTTAAAATTCTGTAATAAGTGTTTCTGCGTTCGTCATGCCCTGCCACCCTTGGCACATGTTTTGACTTAACGTACTTAATGCACATAGGCACATTATTTTTTCTACACTGCTCATCAAACATTCTTGAAAAGTATAAAGGTTCTTTCCTATACTTTGTACAAACGATAAGCACGTTAGGATCTTTCTGATTAAACTTAGTAACTGCCTGCATTGTCTGATCTATTTCATCTACAGCTTTTAAAGCGTCCACAGGCATTACTATACAGTCTGATACTGCTAAGGCATGTACACAACTTTTGACTTTTTCAATCACAGGTGTAGTGTCAAATATTATTAAATCAAAGTAAAGCCTATAACTGTCTATAATTCTTCTGAAACACTCTGCGGTCTCAGCTTGCCCTCTTATTTCCTCAGTATTTTCAACAACATCTTTTAAACCGTGGTCGCCTAAGATAATTGATACGGAAGCCTTTGAGGTAGGATCTTCGCTTTCACATAGAAGCAAGGGCGTGCTTGCAACAGTATGACTTTTAATATTACGGCATCTGTTATACATTTTTGACAGCGTGTAATCTGAATATTTGTAGTCATTCCCATCAATATTAAACAGTTTTCCAAGTGTGCCCTGCTGATCCATATCAACCAGTAGTACACGCTTACCCTGTTCAAATGCATTAACTGCCAGTGCATAAGAGAGAGTGGTTTTTCCACACCCTCCTTTATGATTCCCTACCGTTATCACAATACATTTGTGACCTGTGCTATTATTAGTTAAAGATTCAATCATTTTCATTTATACCACCAATTAAATTAATTTTTAAGAATTGTTCCCCACCCGAATTTTTCAAACACACTCATAAATGTCTCTGTGTTGTTTCCAAAGTATATTAAAGCGTGATTCTTCAATTCACCATTAAGAGGAAACACAACAGCTTTTGCAATGTTTACAGCATGCTTAAACCACTCAGCACCTGTATCATTTCTTACAACTGCAAGAGCTTCTGTTATTTTCCCTTCCTGATAATCAAGTGTTAATTTTTCAATGTAGCTTTTAGAGTCACCCTTTAAACCTAATGTGTCAAGCCATACACTGCCAGACCATGTTTTGTCTAAAGTGCTGTCCTCTTCATATTCCTTTTGTGCTCCTACTGTATACAGAGAATACTTTTTCTTACACGCATTAAGGGTTATTTCTCCCATAACTGTTTTAATACCTTTTATGTAAGGATCGTAAGGAGTTATAGGAATTTCTACTTTCACAGCAGCTATCTTTTCTTTATCCTTACACTCCTGCTCCTGCAAAGCTTTCTTTAAGATTGCGTCATCTGCACGTTTCTGCTCAAGAAGCATATTTTCAAGTTTCCTTTGTCTGAGTTCCTGGAGCTTCTTTATCTCTTCTCGCAGCTTTTCTTTTTCTACTCTTTCCTGTTCTTCTTTGTCTCTCTTTATGCGTTCAAAATCTTCCGCGTTTTTTGCACTCTCTGCAGCTTTTCTAGCTGTTTCCTCTGCTGCAAGCCTTCTTTTCTCAGCTTCTGCAAATTTCTGCTTTTCCTGCTCTTCATGCTCTTTTGCAAGACGTTCATTTTCAAGTCTTAAGCGTTCCTCACGCTCAACTCTTAGACGTTCACCTTCTGCAAATGCAAGCTTTTCACGATCATTTTTAAGCTGCTCTTCCATTGCAATCCTTCTTTCCTCAGCTTCTCTGAGAAGTCTATCACGTCTTTCGCTGTTTACTCTATCAAGTGCAAGTGCGATTGTTGCAGATTCTTCTGGCACAAGTTCTATTATTCTTTTCTGTGTTTCTTCGTCAAGTTCTGCAAGTTTGTTAATTTCTTCCATGGTTCCTTTGATATAATCATCCAAAAGATCATTTACCTTACAGCCTGTGACTCTTACAACTGTGTCTACTGCTTGCGTGAAGTCGGCTGCGCGTTCTACTGTGTTTTTACCTATACCTAATTGATCACCTATGATTTTTGATGTTCTTCCTTTCTCCCCAATTGCCCCATTTTGGGGCAATTGGGAGATCTGAGAAAACCCGTTCGGATTACCCACACTAGACTTTTCTATCAAATACCGTCTACCAATAATGTAAGTCCTCTTTTTCTTGTTTGGGCTCCTCCTACTCAACTGGATATCACACATCCATTTTGTAACATCACCCTTTGAGTTAAATTCACGTTCTACAGTTACAAAAGGAATATTATGTTTCTGACAAATCCCGTAACGGTTATGCCCATCTACTATTATTCCATGTCCTTTCCAGACAATAATAGGTAAAGTCTCGTCATACCCTTCTGATAAAAGGCTATCTTCAAGCCCTTTGTACTCTTCCTCAGTAAGAGGAGGAAGCAAGTCTCTAAATTCATTATCTATTTTCAGTTCTATCATTTATACCACCTTAACTTATTCTATCTGTTTGTTTTTACGTGCAATTTTTCTTTCAAGTCTTGCAACTTCTGATTTTAACCCTTCTAAAACCATTTCAGGGTGATCATCACGCCACTTTCTCTGATTTTCTATGTCAGCCATTATATCATGATACAACCTTTCATAATGATTAAAAGGCTGTGAACATTGCTCCCTTTCCTTTAAAGTTCGCTCTCTAAGCACTGACTGTTCTAATTGTTCTAACTGTCTTAATTTTTTCATTTTCTGTTCTGCATTAACTTTATTATTCAGTTATACCACCTTACACAGAATAATAGGCTGTTCTTGTATTTAAACGTTGTTACTTACTATTGTTACAGCCTGAAAATATTACTTTAGCCTGTCAAAGATCAAACTATAGGTTTACCTCTCTAAAGTTGCATGAGGCTTACAGAGAAGCCCACAGTAAAGAAAATAAACAAAGTTGGTATGTTTGTATGTCTGACATTCTTAGACGTATCAAATGATTAGAAGTTTAGATAAATGAAATATTTTATTTTACCTGTTAATTTCCTGTGCAAACTCCAGAGTTGCTTTAAAGATACTTTTCTAAACTAAAAGTGTGACAGGCTTTTGAGTTGTGACAACCTAAAACAGTATCAGTCTGCTAAAAACGATAAGCGGAAATAGGTTAGGCTGCTGTCCCAAGCCACTGCATAGCGTAAAAACGCGTAGTGTGACAACTTTTTTTTACATAGGAGTCTCTATAGAGAAAGAGGGTATATCAAAATATATTATATTATTTTTACTACTATACTATTTATTTCACTAATTTAGTAGTCACACCTGTCCCTCACACTGCTTTTGCCTGTCACAAGGGGTTGTCACATGACCTGTCACAAACTGCTTTTTGCCTGTCACAGGAGAAATATTTCAAAAGTTCCAGAAAATTCTCTGAAATTCTTTGAAAATGTGCTAAAAGTTGCTTTTAAGATACTTTTCTAAAATTAAAAAAAAATACCTGTGTGTTTAGTCACACAGAGCATTTTTAAAATCGTCTAGCACAGAAGTCTTTTCTTCAGTGGGTGTTGCATTTGCAAAGGTATCTAGTCCTTTTTCTTCTCCTTCCTCATTTTCCATAAGTTTTATTCCTGTGAATGTATGGATCTGTTTTTTATCCCCCAGCATTGCCATAATTTCAGGTGTAACAAACCCACACAGTTTATTTGTACGGATTTTTTTCTCTGCTACAACTATACCAACCTGAGCACACCAATATTTCAAACCGTTTTTAATTTCTTGTTCCGACAGCTCAGGCATACCATGGACTTTCCTGTACTTGTTGTATGCTTCATAGACTATTACATTAGGGGTAGAACCACCCAGGTTATCTTCCTCTATGCAATCATCTACAAAGTACTTCATAGGGTTACTTTTCATATCATACTCTAAACCCTTTTCTGCAACTGTCCTCTTATCAGTGAATTTCTGGTTTCTCTCAAGCCTTTTTAGTCCTTCAATTGCCCAGTTTAACACACCAGACATTTCTCCAGATTCTTTTATCAGTTCCGCAAAGCCTTTTATATCTTCTTTTGTGTCAGAAATATGGTTCACAAATGAGATAATCACATCTCTCCTTTTGTCACCTGTTGTAAATGCATCCTTCTTAGGCATTTTGTTCAGAGCAAATATCAATTTTGCGTTATTGATAAAATCAAAAGGCACCCCATAAGGCAGCCTCGCGCTAATTCTATCAGTGTTTGAAGATAGTTTTTTAATGTTTTCTGTATTCTCAACTTTCTTGGCTCCAATATCACCACAAATATTAGCGCGCTTACCATGCAGTTGAGCCAGGTAGTAGTCTACATTAGTATGGTCCGTCAGTTGATTCAAGGTAGCTGAGGAAGTCGCGTCATTTCCAAGCATATATGTTAAAATTTTTATAACTGTTCCTTTTCCGTTTCCTCCATCACCTAACATGTAGATAATTGATTGATATTTATAGTTGTTCAGCAGACAGAAGCCAAAAACCTCTTGCATTAACTTATACTGTTCTTCGTTTCCTTTGAATACTTTCTCCATGAGATCCAGAAATAACTTAGGCTCTGGCGCGTCCGGCTCGTAGTCCACAGGTAATTTATTGAAGAACACCTTCTCAGGTGTGAAAGGTGTTAACTCAAATGTTTTAATGTTTAATATTCCGTTTCCTACTGCAATTTCATCAACACTGCAATTACAGTCTACTTCTTCAGTAGAGTTCAGTATCTCAAGCACTTTTATAACACTGTTGGCGTGCTTTTCAACTGCAGGAGTTTTATGTTCTTCCTCTGCAAGTACCAGGATCTCTTTTTGCAACTTCTTTATTGCCATTGGATTAGCAGGGTAAATGCCTTCGTCATAAATCCTTAACATACCTGCAACATATTTAACGTTCTTCTTTTGCATGACTTCCCTTGCAAGAATCCTTGTCATACTGCTTCTACCTGTTTCAGAATCCAGATCAAAAACCATTTTACTGTCTTTGTCAGGATTTTTATTACTGTAATCAGTAACAGCCGTTTTATACGCTCTTGTTATTGCTTTTACATCATCTGTCGTGAACTTGTCAAAGTAGTTCTTAATGTTGTTTCTTATAAATAATGTAACCTCATCCTCATTAGTTACGCTCTTTAATACTGTTTCTGTAAATTCTACCGCCTTCTTAAAGTTCTCAGTTTTTGCAATTGTCGCATCTGCGCAAGTGCTAGGCTGAACTTTGTTAAGCAGGTGAACCAGTATGTCTTTGCTCTGGTCCTTTACTTTTTCAAACTCTTCTTTAGTGTGTCTCAAGAAGTACTCTGCAACATCCATTTTAGACAGATTCTCTTTTGGCAGCAGAATAATCTTAACATCTACTCCTTCATTTTTTAACAGTAAAGCTGTCTTAATAGCTCCGTGTTCTCCTGCGCCTGAGAGCTCGTTATCATTGCATATGTAAACAGTTTTCAATCTCCTTGCAGCATGAACAAGCTTATCATGGTCGTTCTCTGCAAACTGAACAGTAACAGGTGAGAGCACAGGAATACCGTTCTGCATAAGCATTATTGCATCTGCAATACCCTCCGTAATAATACAATAATCTTGCTTTCGTATTGAGTCCTCACCAAAGAGGTATCTGTTATTAATTGACTTGTTAACATAAGGTCTTTTTTCACTGTGTACTAATAGCTTTTTATACTTCGCACTCTCGTAAGGCGTATCAGGTGTTCTGAGAAGTTTTTGCTCTTCAGGATTTTTTACTTTTCCTTCCTTATCCTTCTCAGATCCTCTTGCAGCAAAATTTACAACTTTGCCACAATTCCAATACGGAAATACTATTCTACCCTGGAAGATTTCTACTGCAGTATTAGTGTCATCATTAGAGTACACAATGTTTATAAGTCCTGTTTTTAACAAAGTTTCATCATCAATCACATTAATTAGATTGCTACCGTTGCCTGGCTTTGCATACCCAATTTTCAGAGAGTCAATTGTACTATCATTGATTCCCCACTTACTCTTTACATATGCCCTAAGTTCAGGTGTAAGATTAGCATGATAAATTTCTGCTGCCTGTGTTAAGGCATCATGTACTTTTCTAGCTTCCGCAGAATTTGCAATATCTTTTTCTGTTACTCCTTCAAAGGGTATACCTGCTTCTTCTGCTGCAATTTTAAGAATTTCTGGAAAGTCTTTAGTAATATCAAGGTTATGAGCATATGCAATCCAATTAAAGATATCCCCTTTATCATTCGTTGCAAAGTTTTTATAGTACTGTTCTCTGCAATTTACCTTAAGCGATTTCCCACTCACACTGCTTGCAGAGGTCGCGCCCATGTACCATTCGTTACCTTCCTTATGCAGAGAAACAGACTTTCCAATAAGTGAAACCAAATCAATAGACGCTTTGACTTTTTCACTAAACGCCTTTGAAGGCTTTTTGTCGTTCTCCATGTCACACACTCCTTATAATAATCTGTTTCTTTACCATTTTACCACCACTTTATATATCCTTTTAGCAAGCTAACATTCTCACTAAAAGGATACAGTAATATGTTGTATTTCTATTTAAGACTATTGATATTTATAAAGTTACTTCTCAAACAGTTTAAAACTTTTAATATCTCCGTTTAAAAACTTTTCTCTGATTGCACAGCACCCTCTATCGTTATTGCACGTAAAAGCGTACTCTGAGTATGCCTCACATACTCTAGTGTACTCACAGCAGTTTTTATACAACTGGCTCAATCTATCACTTTCTTGTACTGCTTTATTTCTCCCCTAGAGAACAGCTTCCAAATTCCGCACCCCTGGCACTCAGTCCAGCTCATACAGTAGATAGACTCGCTAGTGAATCCTTCACACTTTTTTCTATAATCGCATTTGAACATTTATACCAC